ACTGTCCGACTGCTCCTAGTCCCGGTTTATATTGATAATAGTTTGCCATGTCGTTTCTCCGTCTATTGGGTAATTATATCCCAATCTTATACATTTCTCTCTAAAGCCTTTTTCTTGGCGTTCTGCTTTTGGATATCCCGCTTGGCCTTTTTGTTGGCTAACCGAGCTTTGTCCGATTTCTTTTGATAATACCTTCGTTCCCTCAGTTGCTCCATGATTCGGAACTTCTTAATCTGTTTCATGAATCTTTTTATCATTTTCTCCGACGATTCTCCTGCTCTTGCTTTTACTGTAACATTTGTTGCCATTGTAATTAAACCTTTCTAGATTAGCTTTCCCCATCTATTGTTCATGAGAGAAGAAATGTCGACACCAGAATCTCCCGGCTCAACTCCTTCCATCACATTTCCGGCGGCCGGTTCTTGCGACCGCATTGGGGTTGTTCCTTCAAACACATTTACACCACCATAGGCATCTTGGCCAATTGCACTAAGCATTTTTTTCTTTGTCTCGTCGAGCTTGAGTCTCATCTGCTTTGGCTCATCGGTGGGCTTGGGTGCGACGGCTTTCTTTTCCACAATTGGTTTTGTTCCTTCGGAATAGCCTTCGACAACCTGAGCAACGATGCTCTTCAATAATCCTTCTTCATAGAGTGATTCTCTGATGCACTCTTTAATGATTGGTTTTAATACTTTTTTAAGATCGCTTTTCTTCATTTACTTTCCTTTCACCCTGGTCCTTTAGGGTTTTTGCCTTTTGCGAGGTTAGCCCTGTGAATTGCGCCATGCTTAAAATTCATAGCCAAATTATACTGACGTGAGCCTTCGGGACAATCACTATCGCCGGGATCGGCGCACTCACCCTTCTTGAGATTCGCCTTTTGGATCCAGTCTTCCTTCTCGGTAAGGTCTCCGCCGACTTTCTCGTAATCTTGAGAGGCAGTTTTTCCATACGGACTGACATCAATAGTAACACTGCGCTTCTTGTCTCCCTTGTGGTCGGCGCTCTCGTTGGCGGAACCTTCTTCGGCAACACCTTTGCCATCGGATGTATCTCTCTGCATTTTTCTTTTATTGATATCCGCGAGTTCGCCATAATAAAAAGTAAGGATCTTGTCGCGCAGATGGGGGTGGTTGGCGAGTTCATCTTTGACTTCTGCCTCCATATCATTGTCGGGATTCATATTTTTATTTTTCAATCTCGTCTTTATGTTCTCCAGCGGATCAGACGACGGTGCAAAATCTCCAAGACCCTCCATCGCGTTTGTGACTTCCTGGGTAATGAGTTCATCCAGGGAAATATTGTCTGGTGAAACAGTATTGTCTCCCTCTTCTTCTGAGGCGGGGCCACGGTCGATGATTTCTTCCTCCCTAACCTCAATAAACTTAGCGTTGTTTACCTCTTCTTTAATAATTTGTTGTAGTCTGGATTTTTTAATGTGCATCTAGTTGCTCTCCCAAGGTTTTAAAATTTCGTTTAAGGCGCGATTAATTCTATCAGCTTTGGTGATCACATTATCTTGCCTCTCTCTTCCCTCTTTCACCATGAAGGCGCCAGTTGTCGAAGGTTCAGAAACAAAATCAAAACATATCAACTGAAAGTCGTCTTGAACAATTGTATCTCCATTCCCGGCGTCTGCTACGGAGCCTAATCCACGAGATGAGATACCAAGTTTAACGCCACTATCGACAAGTGACCGGAGAATTTGCCCGGAAGGGGTGCTGAGAATTTGGACTTTTCCTTTTACGTCATCATTATCCCACCAAATCTCGGTGACAATGTGTGATGTGTTTTTAAGATTGACCACATCAGAGTCTGGGTGGTCTAGCTCGCCAACTGCGCGGCGATCTCGGATAATCTTCTTATAGTTTTCAATTTCTCTTTGAAGAGTTTGACGTGGATACCTTCTTCCGTTTCCATTTTTTGATTCGGCTCGTTGCATAACGCCCGTAAGAAACATGGTACCTTCCTTCACCATCTGCTTTTCAGCTTCGGTGAGCAGATCTTCGCATGTCCCGTTCGGACACAATTCATAATATTCAGTAAGTAAATACTTCGACATCAAACTCTCCACTTCAAAGAGCGGGCACAACCCGCTCGGATATGTTACCCTTGCAACAGCGTCTTACTGGTTGCAACATCCACCTTTTGGTCATGTAATTCATGCTTAATTCCCTCGTCGCCAAAACTCTGACACAAGATATAACTCGTTCCAGAGGAAAGACATCCCAACAAAAACCCTGTTAGGATGCTATTATCGAAGGTAAATAGTGTTGTGAAATCGTTTATTCCCCAAAGAAATAGGCCAACCCAGAATCCAACACACATTGTGCAAGAAAAAAGCTTGCAGAGCCAACCGTTGGTGGGGCGAAATTTCTCAAATATAGTTCCGTAAACGATGATTTGTGTCATGCCATAAGCACACAAAACAAATAACAAGAGGTTCATTAAACGTTCCAGTATCCTCTCAGTTTTCCAATGGAGCCCTTCTTGGCAGCCTGCGGGACTTGGCCAAGAGCAGTAGAATCTTCAGGTGTCGGGTCGACCCAATGATCAATTTCTTCTTCTTTATAGGCTTCTTCATAAGCAAAGTATGGACGCTCCTCTTCGAAAAACTTTCCAAGGCTCATCATAAGAACTTTCGTGGCGTCGAGGCCGCCGACAGGCTTGGGAACTTGACCTTCGAGAGATCCGTAAACATTACCGCCCTGCACTGACTCTGGGAGGATTACACCCTTCTTGGATAAGTAATCAAACAATCTATTCTGAGCAGCATACACATTGTCATTTTGCATTTCTTTGGCAAACGTTACCAGCTTCTTTGTTCCTGGTACATATACAATGTCAATATCGATATGATCAAAAATCATAATATCGCCACCGAGTGAACGACGGGCGTTCATCGTAAAGGAAAGCTTGCCGTCCTTCCTTTCTGGCTGTGGTTCAGCCGAAGGATCTATTTCAACTTCAACAGGCATTATGATTCAACCTCCCTAACAAAATTCTGAATATTTAAGACTTGCCTCACGAGCTCTTCGTCGATGGGCTTTTTGGCGGAATTCTCTAGGAGATTATAAACCTCTTTGGTGGAATTCTTCATCTCGGTATCGCCTGTAACCTCTTCGCAGTCGAGGGCTTCGGTAACTTTTTTCTTAAGGCGCCCGATTTCTTCATTCATATATAACTTAAACTCGACACCATTATCAGCAAAAGAAGAAACGTATTTTCCAAGAAGCTCTTTTTGCTCGTCGGGCAATACAGAAGAATACTCTTCATTAAATTTTGATACAAAAGACTTATAGACAATATTGTCTACAGGTTTCATGTCATCATCTTCTTTCGCCCTTGTCATCGTGTCCAAAACAGTATCCTCAAGTAGAACGCGGTTTTTGGCATCTGATTCTTTGTTGAAGATCTGTGAAATGGTTGCGAGGTATTTATAGTTTCCTACAAAATTAGAAAAGACTGATTTTGATAATTCCTTATTGATGGTATTAATCATCGCCGTCTGCTCTTTAAAGAGCTTCTTCTTATTTATATCTCCATAGTCTCTCTTTACTTCCTGCAAAATCCTGTTGGCAGTGTCTTTGTCACACTCACTCGATTCATTTAGATTTCGGTAAAGATCTAATTCTTTTCTCAATTCTGTTCCGCGCTTGAAATATGAGCGCACGATAGAGGTGACAGCTTTCTTCTTTCTTTCATCATTTTCGATGATGGCTTTTGTAACCTCTCGGCTAAGGGCCTCAAAAATAAAAGCTGTGTTTCTTTTTTTGTTATGTTTCGCTTTCATCATCACTCTCCACGTCTTTCGAGTGCGAAAGAGACTTCGCAAATCTCTCTAACTCGCCCTTTGCTTCAAAGATCTTTTTTTCGTCTTCTACATAATTAGTGTCACTTGATTCAAATACCCCATTTGCCAGACTAAATTCTCCTAAACCCTTCAGGCCATGGTGAATGTTGGTGGTAGTATTCTTTCCGTATGACTCTCCGGCCTCTGCCTTCATGTGGTATTTTCTTGCTGCGCCTTTTTTTCTACCATCGCCGCGCTTCTTATACCATTTTTTAGATTTAGGTGTGGTTGTCATCTGTCCGATGGCCACGTTGTCGTTCCTTCTGGCTGGCGGTGCTGCCAGCAGCTCGCCGTCTTCCGGTTCGGCTTCTTCCTCATCGCCGCCTTCTGAATCGATATCGTCCATATCATCTAAATCGAAATCATCATCTCCGCCGGGGCCATCGTCTCCAAAATCAGCCATGCCGCCTTCTCCGCCTGAAATGGCTTCGCCAACTGCTTCAAGTTCAGCATCAAACTTTCTATCAAAGAATTGCTCTCTTTGCATTCTAACGATCTCGTCATCAGTAAGGCCAAAGACTTTTTGTGCAATCCACCGCTTACTAAAGAAGCCTTCGGTGGCACTCCCAGCAACATCAAACTTTGTTTTCCAATGTTCGAGCTCCTGAAGTTCTGCAATTTTTGAGGGGTTATTTAATGATAGAGTAAATGCTACAAGATCATCTCCTCGAAACCCGATGGTATATAAGTGAATAATTCCAATCTTCTCTATCTCAGAAAGAAGGCTACGCTGCAGTCTCTGAATAGTTCTTGCAAAGCGGATGTCTTTTTGGGCTAAAGTTGATTTGTCCTCGTCGGCACCTTCGCCGCGAGAAAGGTAGGACTGTGGCACCTTAAGAGCAGAGAAAAGCTTGTCTCTCAGATATTTAACGTCGTCAATATCACCAGTGAAAGTGCCTCCAGCTAGAGACTCAATCTTGGAAGCTGAGTCTCCACGAACAGGAATAAAATAGTCTTCCTCTACTGAGAGTGGGTTATATCTTAAATCCACTCTGCCAGTTTGGGAATCAACAATTTGATTTCTCTTCATCTGGGTCATCACGCGCTGCATATATTGCTCAACATCTTGAGGGGCAATATTTCCCACGTCGATATAAAAAACTCGTCGCTCTGGGGATCGGACAATACGATATGACATCATGGCGTCTTCCAATAATATCAACTGTCTCCAAATCCTTCGTGCTGGCTCAAGAACAGAGGTTCCATAAGGACTATACTTATCGTTGCCCAAAATTCTGAAGTGGGCCATTTGCCAGTTTTCAAAGGTCATGCCGCCAGAGTTCCATTGGAATTGCACGTAATTTGGATTGCTGGGATCTTCTCCCTCCATCCTCTCTACTTCCTGTGGGGGAAGGCCGATGACATTCTGAATGCCCTCTTCTTCATCAACATCCAAATATAAAAAGAAGTCTCCATATTTACACATCGTGCGAGACCATCCAAAAAGATTAAAATTAATATTTAGAACGTTCTCATACAAGCCAGTAAGAATGGTTTTAATCTCTTCGTTCTGGCAGTTGATTCTTAGCATAGGTTGCAGATGGGTGCTGGTAGTCATTTCATCAGCATATATATCCAGAGAAGATGCTATCTCTGGGGTATACTCCATTTGATCAAAGTCCATATATCTCTCTGCCCGATTCTGGTTCGAGATTTGATTTGTCTGCATTACATCAAAGGGATTGTAAGTTGATTTTTTAAATTGTAGGCCGCTTGTCGAATAAAACTGAGATCTGTATTTGTTTAAATCTTTCCGGCGTTGCTTGCGATACATCTGTACTCGACGGTTAACGATTGGGCCGGAGAATAATCTCGTAAGCTTTTTAAATAATGTTGACGTTGGGTTTCTTGGGTTGTTTCTTATTTCTGCCATATATTATCCTTTATAAAGCCACATAAAATCTTGATATTGCCGCAAAGTGTTGTCGGCCTCTGTGCCCTTTTCAATATCCAATGTCTTATTATAACCCACTTGTCCATTTATTTTAGTATTTATTTTAGTATTTGTCACAATCATAGAATCTAAACAAGCCTTATTATATTCCACGCTTCTACTGTTGGTCAATATCGCCGTGTCCCTCACCCAACACGCAATAGCAAGCGACATAACGAGATCATCGTTGTACCCTCGCATTGCCTGGGCGCGTCCATGGTTCCATACGAATGTCCGCAATTCGCTAATAAAACGTATAGAACTCACTTTAAGTAGTTTATTTCTTATATATTCCTCCAATTTCGCAATGATTAGAGGGCGAGTCTTCATGGAAGTGGTAAAACCTGGGACTGTAGAAGATTTTGTTTCTGCGACCATAGGGTCCACGTATTCATGTGAACCCTTCTCTGAGTAATAAAGGTTGGGATATTGCATTGCGATCAGTTTCTCTAAGATATTGAACCCAATGTTATTGTTTTCAACGACCAACATACACTGACCATACTCTCTCCCGGTTGTATTTAACAGCCCAGCGAATAAATCTAAATTTGGTTTTCCTTGATACTCTGCAACAACCTCCATTGTCTCCAGTTTTACAATGTTGAATACCGAAAAGTCTTTGCCGTCTCCCCGCGCAACATCGGCAACCATTAAATATGTGTTTCCTGGATGGTATTCTTCCCATATCCACAAATTTCTATCAAATCCTGTTTGGTATTTGGGTGCTGTTGCTGCCTCTTCAAGCCTCCCAATATCATCGGGATGAATGACTGATTCTCCGGACGCGAGGAAGGAGCACTCAAGCTCCTGTGCAATATCGCGGCGTGACATGTTCCTAGTCTCTTTTTCAAACCAAGACATGTCTCTGTCAGGGTGCTCGTTCCATAGGAGAGTGGTTGCATGAAAATCATTTCTACTCTCCATCGAATCGGCAAAAGTCTTGTGAAACCAATTGCCAACCCCGTTGGGAGTGGATAACGCAATGCATCGGCCACCAGTAGACAGAGTGGGATAAAGTCCCATCCACAACTCTTCAAGACCTTCTACGTGGGCGGCCTCATCAACAACCAATAAAGACAAAGCCTCAGAACGACCAGCATCGCCAGTTGTCGAAGAAGCCTTTATCTGAGAACCGTTGGATAGTTCAAACGAGGATCGATTATCAATTGTAATAGTTGCTGTGGCCATCCACGGTGGCAGGTTCTTAATGATCTGCTTCACCTTCTTAACGAGATTGGATGCTGTTCCAAATTTTGTAGCGACTACAAGAACATTCTTTTCCTTGTGGAACATCATCAGCCATGCAACATAGGCACCAGTAATAGTAGAGATGCCAAGTTGTCGAGCTTTCAGAATTACGTTAAAGCGATAATCTGCAAAATCCTGTAGAAGCTGAGTCTGAAATGGGTATGTCTTAAAGGGGATTTGTCCCTTGAGGGGATGTGAAATCCGAGCGTATGTATTAGTGAAATAAACAGGATCCTTGCCGCACTTGACAATCTCCTGTATAATTTGTTTCTTCGTCAGCTGGTAGGCCATGGGGCGCTCTACTTATCATTTGCAGTTGATGTTATCGACACGTTTTCTGGTTTCTTTGCATTTTTACCTAACGCAAGAAAAGACTTGATTGCTGAATCAATATCATTCTTATCTTTTACGTCGTGTCCTTCGACTCCCTGGATTTCGTAATCACAGTGGGCCTGCACCCATGACCGGACGCGGGATGTACTTTGCACGTTGCCGAGATTTAAGGAGCCCTTTTTCTTCAACTTCAGAGCATTTCCGGTGATCTTCTTGTATTCTTTCTTAAGGAACTTGGTGACTTCTTCAATGGCGTTTTCAACTTCGTCCTTCAGTTTGTTGGTCTTGGTCTCTTTGATCCCAACTTCTCTGTGGTAGTTTACGCGCATGGTTTTTCCCAAGAACTTCACACCAAAACCATCGAGAACTCGACGATCAGTGATTGGTGTTGATTTGTCCCTTTCTAATCCGATGTCAAGAGGCTCACCCTCTTCGTCAGTTGCGCCATCGTGTGCGTTGGCTGCAGCTTGGTTAATTCCCTTAACAATATCTAATATGTTTGACATTTTAAATCACCCCTTTTCTATTTATTTTCTTTTCGGTCATTCCTGACCTCAATGATCTCTGCTCTCATATCTTTGAGAAGTTTAATAACTTCCATCGCACGTTTGCGAAGCCGCGTTCCAGCGGTCGCATTCCCACGATCAAACTTATCAGCATCTTTGCATCCGTCGCAAAGCATCTCAACAATATCTTCTAAATCGTTTTTAATCATCTTTATTCTCCACCAGCTGTGGACGCCAACCTGACTTCCATTTCTCTTCTCTTCCTTCTACAAACTTAATGTAACACCTCAAGCAACATTCAAAACGATTCATATATAAATCATCTTTCTTGTCGAAAGAGTAAGTGTCACAAACAGGGCAAACCCTGTCGCTCGTCTTATTAATTAGTTTTTTAGATAACAAAAACCCGTTTAATTCGACTTTATCGGTGGCCTCAGATACTTTATCGTGCTTTTTTACAGACTTCTTAACCTGTTCAATATAATCTTTCTCTTTGTTTTCATCCCACAACGACTTTGGATTAACAATTGCCTCGTCACCATACTTCTTAGAGATGGCCTTTTCAATTGCTGCAATATCGTTTGTGTCTTTTTTCATGCCTCACCTTGGGAAGTCTTAACAGCAGCATAAAAAATAGCAATCGAAGTTGCGATCCCTGCGATGACGCCACCGACAAACCACCACTCGCTATAATCAGCAGACACATCCCTGAGAGCTCCTTGGAGTCTTGTGATCTCTGTATCCTTAATCTTGGTGATGGCTGTGTGTTTCTCATGAAGGGATTGAAGTTTCGCTGCAAGGATATCCTTCTCCAGTTCGCAATTTGCTTTCGCCTTCTTTACGTCGTGCTCTGATTTGATCTTGCACTTCTCGGTGGCATACTCGTGAGCTGAGATTACCTTTGCTGCCGAGGGGCCATCGAGGATAATTCCGTTGAATGGGGCTCGTTGGCCTTTCGTAATTGGCTCTGCCACAATCTCGTCGGCAAAGACAGGGAAACTGAATAACAGTGATAATAGTATTAGTGTTCTCATAGCTTAATCTTTCTTGGAAAATGCCTTCTTCATTTCGTCGGCGAGCAATTCCATTTCGAGGTCTTTAAGATCTTTTTCTCTTTTCCTTTTATCTCCCTCGGCTTTTTCGAGGGCTGCAGATTCTTCGGAAACGATGTCCTGCAGATCTTTGGAGAATTTCTTGGCGCTCTTTTCAATCTTTGCGTTCTCTTTTTCGTTGGCAGAATTGACGGCTGCAAGTTCATTCTTGTGACTCTCCATCGATCCGATCAGCAAGTCAACAAGTTGTTCGACTTTTCCTCGGTGGAAAACAAACGCAATAAGAATGGCAACAAACACCACCGGAAAATACCAATAATGTTTGAGCCAAAGGAAAACCTTCTTTAAAGTTGTCATTACTTGTTGTAACCTTTAATCCTTTCAAAGATATCGATGGCTGATTGGCCGCCAAGGTAAACGATACTAATCCAGACCCAATGCTCCGATTCGAGAGCGGCCACGGACATAAGTGCCGTAGCTGTCATCCAAACCATTAATTTGCGAGAAGCCACCTTGCTAAACAGCCTGTCCAGTGCTCCAGACTTGGATGTCATTTGGTCAAGCTTCTCCTCAATTGTATCTAACTTAATTTTCTCATCAGTGCTCATAATCGTCACCTCCACCATATAAATAGTAGTTATTGATTAATATGAGCAAATCCGTCCTTCCTGTCGATATCAATTGTCATATCTGCAGCATCCTTCAAACTATCCAAATGAGAGATTAGGATAACTTTATTGAATTGCATCTTAATTAAATCAACAATCCTGTTAAAGCCTTCCATATTATTCTCATCCAAAGAGGTGCCGGGCTCATCAAGAATAAACACATCGCCACGAGGCAACGTGCTGACGCTCAAGAGAGCCAAACGAATGGCAATTGCTGCCAATGTCTTTTCTGCTCCCGATCCCAGCTCAATTGGCCGGGGATCAAACTTCGGGTGCTTAATCAAGACATCAAGTTTTCTTCCGTCGGTTTCAAGATAAATCTCAAAGTCAGCAACGTTAGAGAGAACCTTGGAAATCTCTGCATTAATCACCGGAAGTCTTCGTTTTGTGATGTCCGAAGAAATTCCGTGGGAATGCATGCACTGCAAAAAATAATCATAAGCGGCATACTCTTCCCTTTTTTGATTAAGCATTTCCCGGTCGGCCTCTAAAGATGACAATTTCTCTTCTAAGGAGCCGTGAATCTTGTATAATTTTAAGATCTCTTCCTTGCAGCTGTCAAGAGATAGGGACAATTCGGAAATCCTTTTTTGTCTGCTTTCTCGCTCTTTTAGAAGAAGTTCCAAATTTTCAATTGCATCTTTGTTTTCTTCATAAACTTCAATATCTTTTTTAAGATCCTCGATGTGTCGTTCCTTTGAAAGAATTTCCAAAGCCAACTTTTCAGACATCAGGGTGGCCTCTGATACTGCCCTCTCTTTTTCTAACTTCTTCGTAATAAGTTGATCGTACTTATCAATATGAGAAGTTACCACCTCTGGAGTCAATAAATGTAAACTGTCCTGCTTCTGATTTTTTGACGAGGTTATTTCATACAATCGTCCTTCAAGAGCTGGTAGCCTTCCCTCGGCAGCAGTAGCGTCCTTCAGCAACTTACAGTGTAGAAATTTATCACCACACGGCACTTCACTTAGCAGAGATGCTTTTCGCTTTGCAACAGAAACCTTTTCATTTAGGGCGTTCCACTCTCCCGAAAGAATATCTATATCCCTTTCAAGTTCTACAATGTTGGTTTTTCTTTCCCTGTATTCTTCAATATCAAAAGAGGAAAGAAATTCGTTTATCTTTTCTAAAGATTCTGAATCTTTTGCTCTCGTGTTTGCTATTGTTATTTCTGTCTCCTGCAAGTTTAACACATCTTCTGTGAGCCGCAATACAGAACTTTTCGCCTTTTCGGCATCGATAATTTCCGCAGGAATAGAATCAATCTGAAGGGTGATGGTTGAAATCTCTTCTTCGTTTTCTTCTATCTCCTCTCTATATCCGTCGCACTTCGCTGTGTGTTCTTCTACTGCATTTTCGTTTCTCACAATATCGGCAGCTCCAGAGGCAATCTCATTAGCATAATCTCGACCCTCAAGGGCCTTCACGAAGCCACGCAAGTCTGCTGCCTCCAGCTTTGCAATTCTAAACTTCTCTTCAAACAAAAGTAAATCGAGAAACTTTGCAAGAATTTCCTTTCTTCTCGTAGAGCCCTCTTTAATAAATGTAAGAGAATCTGTCTGAGATGACATGGATGTGAGTAAGAAGTCATCGATGTTTCCAAAGTATTTGGCTATGTTTCGATCTGTCTCTATACGGGATGTTCCATTGAGTTCTCTCATATCGCCGCCAGACTCGGCAACAAAGAAATCGACATCTGTCTTTGCTTCATTCGTTACCTCTCCCTTTAGTCTTTTAACATACTTCTCCGATTTTCTCTCAACAATATAATCTCGACCAGCGATATCGATTACAGCCCTGGCTCTGCAATTTGGTTTATTTTGATTAATGATGTTATAGGCTTTCCTAACATTCTTGGTTGTGCTGTTAAAGAGGGCATAACATAGAGAATCGATGGTGCTACTCTTTCCAGAATAGTTTTCACCAAAGATACCCACCACCCCAGAAAGGTTTTCAAAGTCAACAGAATTGCCGGTACCATAATTAAAAAGATTATCCCACTCTAAACTTTTAAGTTTCCAGTGGATATTACGAGACACTTCATCTATTTCCCCAGCATAAGAGTTCATGCGTCGATTAATAGAAAGGACTTCTGATATCATTTCATCAGTCAATTCATAATCGTTGAGATATTCTTTGATCAGTCTCTCCTGAACTTTTTCATCTCTCAAATCTTCTTCGAGAGCCTCTTTTATCGCATCCTCGACGCTGCCGACTACTCCGCTTACGTTGTTCTGTGTCGTTGTGGACTCTGGCTTGAACCTTGTTTGAACAACCCCCTGGGCCTTTCTCATCGCTCCGACAGAAATCTGGTTCATTGAGCGGATACGGATTCTGGCGTTGGCCGGAACCTCTATCTTTTTGGGCACCTTCCCCTTGGGTGTAAGGATAATTGTAACAAAAGGATTTGGATTCAAAATACGATGATGGGAAACTGAGAAGTTGTCTTTGTCTTCAATGTCCCAGATCAGGAATCCCTTATCATCAGTCTCGCCGTGGTTTTGTTGAATGGTTGACCCGCAGTAACGGACACGGCCTTCGTGGTCAAGGGTCTGATCTGTCTTGTGAATATCGCCAAGCATTGCATAGTCAAAATTTCGTAGAATTGAAATATCGATACCATGCTCCAACATAAAGCCCGTTTCGGTTCTACAGCCTGCGACACTGCCATGGTAGAGGGCAATGTTTATTTTCTTTTTCTTCGTGGGTTTCGTAATCCAATTGTCCTTATCAAACACTGAAAGGACATTGAGAACAATGTTGTGTTTCAGCGCGACCTCTTGAGAGTCCTTATGTAAAAACACTTTTGGATTTTCCATCGCATCAACGATGGGACTAATTGCATCCTGTCGGCTGTCGTTTCTTAGGTTGCCATCATGGTTCCCAAGAATAACGTGTGTCGGTGCAATGTCTGCCAAACTTCTCAAGAAGTCAGTTGTCATATCAACCAACTCTGGAGATATGTCTGTCTTGCGATGAGCGATGTCGCCGCAATGAACAATATAATCGGGCTTCAATTCACGAAGCTGGCGATACATATCATCGAAAGCAATTCTATATTGCTTGTGATACTTCAAATTTCGAATGTGAGTATCACTAATGTGAGCAATTCTAACCATATATTTTCCTCTATTGTTAAATGGCACTCAGTGCCTGATATAGAAAGGATGAATCCAAGTCCATTGGGACGGCTTCTTCTTTTCGTTTCGCAAAGACCTCTTTGGGCATTGTGCCCACATCGCTGTATCCCGAAACATCTACTTTGTAGACTTCGCAATCATGCTGAACGAGGTTCTTAACTAACCTCATGGCCTTCGACTCAGCATCGGGATCGAGGGCAACATACAGCGGCGTGTCGTGACTCACGATTTTCGAAAACAATGTGCTATCTTCTCTAAGTGAAGACCCAAGAAGCGGAATCGCATTCTCAGCAACAATTGCATCGAAAACACCCTCGACAAGTGTTAAATCATTTTCCCAATCCACATATAGCTCGTTAAAGACAATATCTTTCTTTGCGGATGGGTTTTTATATTTTATCCAATCTTCCTCATAAGAACGAGCAATGAAATAATTTACTCTCCCGTCCATGTTAAAGGAGGGAATAATTACTCTCCCAGCGTATTCGCCAGATCCACAATATCCTATCTTCCACCTTAAGATGTCTTCTCTCTTTATGTTGCGAGATTTCAAATAATGTGCGGCCTTAGCTGAGGAGATGTGGTTTTTCTTTCCTGTTAAAGTTCTAAATTCTTCTGGGAGGTTGATGATCTCTTCTGGTTCTAGTTCTTCTTTTTTCCCGATATTCTTGATAAGGGTCAAGAGATCCGTCGGGGCATTGGCCAGATCCATCCTTCCGGTCAACTCTTCCCACAATTTTCTATGAGTGTAAGATCCGTATCGGCGGATAAGGCGATAGATGGAAGGAGACTTATAATCACAAATCCAGCACTTAAAGCTGTCTTTTTCTATATTTATAGAAAGTTTTGGCTTTCGGTGCTTACACTTCGGGCAAATGAAAAGACGTTCCTCTCCGACACGATAAAACCCGCCGAGGATGTCTTTTAATACTTTTATTTTCTTTTCTGCTGACAAATATGTCCTGCCTTTGCTATAACAATACTGTCTGCTTTATCAAAGCATTCAGGTTTAAAATTACCAAACTTAGTATATTGTACCACGAATTGGGGTTCTTTGTCAAGTAAAAACTCTACGACTTTTTGTTTAGCGTTTTCGCCTCTTGGAATCTTGATGCCGCAAGCCTTTCTCGCGGTGGCCGCCGAAAGGTATTGGGGGACGACTCCAGTGTGCTCGTATATCAACCATGAAACTACTCCATTAAATCTACTCAAAGTAGATAGTGTCTTCGCGGAGGAAAACCCACTGCGAAATGACTGAAGAGACTGTTCTATATATATTTCCTCGATATCGAACTGTGTGGTCAGGAAGGTTATTTTACTCCTAACAAATTTAGCTTTCGTGAAAAAGTCTTTATACTTTCTCGTGTCCCATGCTTCATTATATATTATTTTTCCATTTTTGTCAAGTATTGTGACGCCAGTTATACTGGTGCTGACATCTAAACCGCAGATCATGCAATTATTATATCACAGATCTAACTTAAGTTTAAATGTATAACTGTCTTTTTCTCGCTTGCGAATGGGGTTTGCCAGCTTTGCGGTGCCGACCAGATTCATATTGTCGTCGTAAATCCCAATCGATGAAATATAAGTCGTCTTCTCGAAGGAGCCCGACTCTTGGAAGGAGGAAGATACAATATTTTTTATTGTCTGGGAGTCGTTCTCAAGATATAGAAAGGGGCTGCTGTCGGATACTTTTGTTTGGTCGTATTCAACAAAGGTTGGATTATTCGAGTTGTTCACCTCTCCTCGATTTGCGTGGGCAAACATCATCATAGTTGGTGTGTAGGTGGTGCCATTAAAACTAATATCAAAAGATGCATCCGTTTCTGCCACGCTTTGGGTTGCAAAATTATTCCATCGTGGGTTCTCGCCGGTGGATGGTATTGGGGTTGAGTTTAGATCCCAAGATCCTGTCAAGAGGAGGAAGCCCTCATTGTAGAGGACAACGCCGGCAACCATTCCATCTTCTGCACCGCCGGATTGGACGAGTTCGCCTCGCTCGGTGGAGTCCGTTAGTTGACCAGCGAGTGTTCCGGTAACATAAAATTTTAGATCAACACTTCCCTCCTGGATTGAAGATCCATACAGGAGAGATGGAATACTTACCAGCATAATATCTTGTTCTGGCTTATACCACGCTGGACCAGTTGCGCTTGACGAGGGGCCAACCCACGCATAGTGTTGACTATTCTTCGTATAATAATTAAGGGTATTTTTTAAGGCTGATAGTTTTGGATTTGGAACCACTGTCGGATACGAAACTGCAGTGCCAGTTAGATAATCTGAAGATACAACAACATTGGAGTTTGTATAGTAATCTAATTCAAATGATGAAGTGACGTTCGAGCCAGAATATTCCGCTATTGACACAAAGACAGGTCTGGCCCTGAAGCTGGATTTTCCAACTATTAATTTACTCCCCGATACATGCGAGATGGGCTTATATCCAGATTGTCCAGAATTATTAAAATAGGAAGCTGATTGATCGATATAAACCCTGGCTTCAGGATAAGACCTTGCACTATTTAAAATCGTGTCATTCTTGTCAAACTTGTAAAAGGACATCTGTTCCTCCTTGTCGGAAAAGACGCCTAGTAGTCAAGTCTCACTCGGAGAGTTAAGGTGGTGGCAGGATCCTTCTTTAAGGGCTCCGACAGCTTTGCTACTGCCAACAACTCATGAGTGGCGGAATAAAGGCCCACCGATGTAATATAGGAAGATGGAGCGTCAATAGCATTTTCTTTTACTCTAATTTTACTCGCGGTGAGGTAAGTTGGATTCGCACTATAATTAAACTCATTGTGATTTGCATTACAGAAATAAATTGTAGAATTTAACTCGATTGTGTTGTTGAATGAGAGATTATAGAAACGGTGGCGAACTGCGTCTGCACTAGAAGAAATCTCGCTTCCAGCTAGCATCTGCTCTGCTGTCTCGGCGGCGCCGTTCATTTGTAGGCCATCGAAGACAGATGAGGATAAAACCGCTACGCCGGCTTGGTAATATAAAAGACCCACACCTGAACCCTCTACGATATCCACAGAGGAAGTGTATAAGATTCCATACTCTCCGGCTGGCGAGTTTGTCTTGTAACTGGTGTCAGCATTGGTGTCGGTGATTACGAGATCTGTGGTGGAAAAGGGGTCAGAGTAGGTTGCGCCGTTGCCGAGCGTAAGAGTAAACGTTCCCTTTTTTAGTTCATCTTTTGTCAACAGGCGCGCTAAGTTTATAAAATATGCTTCGCTAATATACGGGCCCTCAGATAGATCACCGTCTCTATCGAATTCTCTGATGTTGCCGAGGGCATCGTTGCCGACCAACACTTGTGCCATTTGGCCATAGATATTTTGTTTCTTACTATTTTGGGTGTTTGAAGCTGAACCTGATTTATATCCGCAAGTCAAATCGAATAGATGATTTGCTGAGGAACTTAGATATGGATAATCATACACGGACTGAAACATACCGTGAGAATAATCTTTAATGTTGTCGCCGCTGTAGGTGCTTCCCGAAACAATCGTGCCAGTCACAGGGACATTTTCATGTAATAATGTCCTTGTTGATGCAATGTTGTCGCTTCCCAATTCTTTAAATGTCTGTGCCATTATTATTTCCCCTGTTCTATGATACTGATCTTACAAATCTCATGGGCAAGTCAACCGAGGCGCCTGTGGTCATGCCCTCAATCCTGACTGTACTATCAATATATTGAACATCGCCTATTCCGGCTATGTAAGCGGTGCTCCCCATTTGAGAAAATAGGTATGAGCTAGTATTTAATTCAATAGATGCCTGAATCGCAAATGTAAGAATTGTACCTCTTGGGCCAGCTATAACTTCGTTGGTCTGACCAACCTCCGTATTTTCCGAAACAAAAGCATCGTCAGTGTTTAAAGTGTAAATATAACTTGCAATTTGGTCGTCATCAATGTAAGATGCTTGATTGGTTACAATTGTGCCATTGGTGCCATTTTTAGAAACAATCATTCCCAGACGATTATCAATCTGGACACTATATTGAGTCTCTACAAGAATCTGAGGTAGTAAATAACTTGGTGACTGTGCGTCATTGTCTACCCCTTGATCGATCCTTATTTCAGATCCCATTCCCACAGTCACCCCATTGAGGTTTGGTTGTGAGCCGCTGGCATTGACTTCTGTTGTTTCGGTGCAAGCAACCACATACATGCCAAGGTCAGTGTTTTCGGCTGAGTTTAATAAGTTGTTTGCCCTCAAAACCGGCAAGTATAGCAAGTTATTTTGATTAATCGTTATGAGTTTACTCTTTAGCGAGGAGGCATTATTTGTAAATGCTTCCAAGATTGGAGTTTGCATAATCTCCAAGTTACCTTGGTCCGTGGGGGCGTCAGCATCATACAGAGCATAATCAATTTCATCGTCGCCCAAAGCAAAGTACTCAATAGCAAAAGAGCCATCGCCTTTGGCTAACCTGTATCTTCCATGATCAGTTAATACTGCATCGATAATAATATCGCCACTGTTATCTAAAAATGCCATTTGCTATTCCTCCAAACCATAATTAGTATTATACACTAAATAGGTGGGTTTTTTAAATAAAAACCCTCTTTATTCTTCTCTACGCTCAAAATCGTAATCATATTCTACATTATAGTCTATTTTCTTTCCTGTTTCAATAGATGTTAATCTTATCTTAAATTTCTTTCCCCACACAGTGCCATCGTTGGCCACTCCAAGCGTGGGCCTCGAAGACACATCTCTCGATGATTCAACACCAGCTAAATTGTGGTCATCAATAAAAAGCTGTTGCATCGCTGGCCTTAACCTTAGAAAACGCCTCATCTTACGATCTTTCATTTTGTTGGATGGGTAGGCGGTTTGATAATTGTATTCCTCGTAAACAAGATACGGCGAAAAACCGCCCATCAAAGTCAACTCAAATGTCTTAGATGGGTTGGAAACATTTCCATGCGCGTCGATTGTTCTAAACATATAATAATATGTAGTATCTACAGAGACATTCTCCAAAACTGAAGAGTCTGTAACTCGGCGGTGGAGTTTTCCCTTGAAATCATTCAGGGTTGTCGGGGGTGTTTTTGTCCTATATATCTCATAAACCTTTACCTCATCATCGTTTTTAAATGTCACCTCGGCAGCATTGATATCGCCTTGAGAGGATTTTATTCTTCTCATTCTGAGCTCTTCTTCTTGTGTCATCATAAATGGAACAGCTTTAATCGGGGTCTCTTGGTTTCCAAATGATATTTGGATCCTCTTTTCGTTTCCTATGAAACTTCTAAACTTAATTTCGGGAGCAAGAGGGGGACAACTCGTTACAAAAGATTGCGTTGAAAATACGAGATTCTCCACAAGTTTGAGAGCATTTGCATTTAGAAGGCTGATCCCCAGGGCCGGGGGTGGTGGCTGTTGATATTGTGGGTCATAGTTGGCCGAAGCTGAGTCTGTCTCTTCCGTGAATGATCCTGCGTATGAGCTAATATAGGTGTACTCCGATCCCAAAACAATAGAATATGAGTAAATTCTATAAAAATAATCTTCGCCCACTTTCACCTGAGTGTCCATGAATTTAAACACATCCACATTGCCGGAGTTAAAGAAAAAGAAATTCTGTATTGGATCTTGAAAAGAGTTTTTCTTATATTTTGCAACTCTATACATCACTACTTCAGATGACGCGAACACACCAGAAAAAATGTCCTCTGTTCGGCGCCAGAAGGGGGCCACCATATTATATAAATTAATTAAAAATTCAACATTATCTATGGTATTAGAAAAGCCCGGTGCCAACTCAGGGAACGTATCCAATTTGTCCCCAACGGTTCCGAGAACAATTGACTTATCTTTAAACTCACTATATCCATAATCAAGAAGCGTCAAAAGATCCCAAACTTTTGGGGTTGCCGAAAAATTCTGTCCATTAGCGTTCCTTATATATTCCTCTTCTCTGTAGACTGCTGAAGTGTATAAACTTGCGGCAACATTTTTCATAAGATAATTTGCCATTTTCACCTCACCAGACGTGAAAGCTTCGGACAGGCGAGGGGCGCGGCTAATCATGGGGTTGCCAGATTCTTGGCCGTCATTTGCAAAGTCGGGAATATGAATATCAAATCCTATATAATATGGGAAAGAATCTTTTAAAGAACTGACTGACTCGTTGACTTTCTTCTCACTGCCCTCTGGGTAGATTATATTCTTATACTTTTCCGAAGAAAGTTGGTTTCCAATGTTCACAGAAAAATTTCTATAAAAATTCTTTATATTATTGTTAGGAAATGCTGGGGAGCTGTTCTCGTCGTGCCTCTGTGTTGTTTGAAATCTTTCCGAGATTAGGTTCCCGCGAGAGTCATGCCTATAAACATCCGGGTTTATTAGTTTCAAGATATTTTCATTCGTGAAATCATCAAGACCATTACCAACATCTGCAAAGTACGTCAAGGGAAGTAGCGATAAATATGTTCCATATGAATCCAATAAATCATATTCATCGACGGCAGCGTCTGATGTTGCCTCTTCGTATTCTTTAATATAAAAATTATAAGAAGCTCCGATGTTATTCACCTCTATATCCGAGAGGACAAAACACAAGTCCAAAATAGGAACTCCCGGAAGCGAGCCAGCGATGTCCGTAATGATAACGTCGTTACCGGTAAATACCAAATCTTCCGAAGTGCCTCCCCATGGGCCGCCGCTGTTGTCAAACGCTATTGAGGAGGCTGCAAAGGTAATTGGAAAGTTCAAATTTCCAATCTGATCTTTAAGCATATTAAGTGACGTTCGGCTCACCTTCCAAGATGCACCAATCTTCTCACGGAAAACATCATTTTCAACAGAAGTTTGATTTACCCACTTCTCAGAAGAAGGGCCTTTTGCAGAATTGCTTTGTAGCTGCGGTTTCTTTTGTTCGAAATAGCCGCCGGACTGGTAGAGTCCAACAAAATCCTTTAGTGATTTCCTCTCGGCAAAAGGTGTATTCTTTTTAATTAGTGAATTGTTTAACTTAGAAAATTTCATAATTTTATATACCTAATCTAATAGTCTGTAGGTGTTCCCCCCTCAAGGGCCAGAGCTATTTCTCCGGATGTTGGGGTTGTTGATCCGTATATGTTTTCTGTCGCCCTCTCTTCCGAAAGGACTCCGCAGGTGTTAGGATCTACGTCAATTACTGCGCCTCTTCCGCGATCAAAGTCAACACCAAATGCATCATAAATATCAACTATTTCCTGAATTGTTTCGGCACTGTTAATCCTGATTTGTAGTAGGTTCTCTGGGCCGGCGACGGATTCCGGGACTGCAACAACAAAAAACTTATTATAAATCGATGCCATATTGCTTCTCTTAAATCCGATACTGTCATTCTCATATGGTTTAAGTCGACACAAGAGATTCTTTCCGGCGCTGGTTTTATAATAATCGTATGTCAAGGGAATAAACTTGGGAGCCTTAATGAGAGTGTCTCCCTCCCTGTCCTTGTGATACCCGGCTAAAACCTCAACCTTCACAATTGATCCTAAAATTAAGTTATATCTATTGTTGTCGCCAAGATTGGCTGCATCAAAAATCTTGCTAAAGGCAGAGCCGAAAGTGGCGCCACTGGCAAAAATTGCTTTGAAGTGGTTTGGGAGTTTGTCAAACTTTTCTCTGGATATAGTGTGTTTCGTGCCATCTAATCCGTTGAGTTCGAAGTCTGGCGACGTAGTTATCACTACCGATGAGGGGGCCTCATACTGCTGATCTATGACTTTAGGTTCTACCTTTGTGCCCGCTATATGTTCAGAATCTATATTTGTAAACCTGCTCATAGGACTCAAATTATTAATCTTTGCCTGTGTCGCTAAATTCTCAACGGGAGTTTGATCTATTTGTGAAGATAAATATACCGCCGAAATGTTGGCAGCTGTGAAAGGATTTGTAAAGCCTTGCTCTCTTGTATTGAAAGAAAGGTTAAATTGATTTATAGACTCCTTCGCAGGGTTAGTCTCATTTGGTTCGTCTAGGTTGCTTTCCATGGAAAAAGTTTCGTCTGAGGTTGGTCTTATGTCTATAAATTCAAGCGTCTCAGATTTAAACCTTGACTTTGATAATTCCCCTAAAGCCATTTTATATTTGTTTTCTGCATCCCCAGACGACATTGTTTCGACAGAAAGATCTCCTGAGTAAGATACATTTTTATCTGTGTTGATCATGTAGGCTCGTTTTCCCAGGCGCAAAGATGTCGGAGTAAGATAAGAAAAGGAAGTTCCGGTTCCATCTGCGGTGAAAGACTGATCACCGGACGAGATAGTGAACATGACACTTTTAGCGTTAAAGAACTTCAAATTTTCATCATCCATCCTATTTTCCAGAGTAGTGCCAGAGATGGTCTTTAAGCCAGTTGCGCCGTCTAAATCTAAAATCTCCGTGGTAGATAGGTAGGCAATCCCCTTATCGTAACTCTCAGTCGCATCAAATACTTCTGAAAATGTGCTACTGAGCGAGAACTGGAGGTTCCCTCGTGATGCTCCGGTCTTTATTGTTTGATCTCTACCGTGAAGTATGGCTGCGGCTCCCTTTGAGACAATTTCCATGACGGTGGCCATGTTTCTTTGCATGATACCCATAATATTTATTGCCTGATCAACGCCCTCTTTTGTTCCAGTCCGTGGACTAAGTTTATATCTAAGGGTGCTGAGGAATCTTTTTATTTCACTGTTGCTCAAGTTATCGGCAAGAAAAGTAATATTCTCCGAAATTGTAATGAGGGCTCTAATGTATGGAAGATTTTCAAATGATGTTTGCGCTCGCAAATCATTAATAAAGTCTCGATCATATGTTTGTGAATCATTATCATAATTCTTGGCGCTGTTAAGAAGGTTTCTATAAGTTTGAAGTAACGCTTGAGATTGCACGAGCTCCCTGCTCTGAAAATCCATAAAGTTGTACATGCCGTCCTCTATGTTTGCTGAGACACTGTATTGATACTTTCCTACCGTTATATCTTTCAAGGATCGGTCGGCGCCGGAGAAGCTTCGAAGAAGAAGGTCTCCATATTGAAAACTAAATTCTTCTTCGCGAATGGCGCCATATTTAGCATTTGATTTCCTAAACGCGTCGCCTCTCTGCTCGCCTGCAATTACAAACATTTCACTGGGCTCATTCGTTGCGGTAGTTTTGAGATCGACGCGCTTGCGGCTGAGTTGTAAACTTCTTATCGCCGAATTCAAAAGAACTCGGTCTTTCAATCTCTGGCTCATTTTCGCAAACAAATCACCATACTGAGATTTGTTCTTGTAGGCCGATTCGTAATCTAGTGTAAAGAAAAATCTTAGGTTTCCTTCTTTATCTCGGCAGGAACTTAGTTCTGAGAAATATCCCAATTTGGTGCCATACGGCAAATTATTCTTCGCAGAAGTGATGGGTGTGCCAATCTTTGGAAGTACTTCATATAGATCTCTATAGTCTGCAACCTTGATGTTCGGAACACTCCTGACTGTTAGAAATCTTGACTCTTCGGTCTGAGTGGTTCCTGTGACCCAGCGGCCATTGGGAAGTTGAGTTTTGGGCCCATTATAAAAAGATTCACCTAGAAAATAACCAACACCTTTCGAGAGAACGTTTCTATTTTTCATAACCTCGACTGTTGAAGGCTTCCCAGAAAGTGGTTCCATATTAACAGCAGCAAAAGAAAAGCCCCTCTTGGTTATCAGTTCCCGTTCCGTAATTGTGGTATTTGCAGTGAAAGATAAACTTGTCAATCCTTTGTAGTCAAAATCTTCCAAGACTATTTTAAAACCTATCTGTTGTAATTTTTGTCTTTTTCTTTTCGCCGTTATTTTACTTAAATCACGGGGATAGTGATCAGAAGCATAAATTTTCTTAACAAGAGATGAGCTTAACAATCCGTCTTTGATAGATGTCTGGACAAGATCAATTCTCAATAAATTCTTGTAGCTTTGATTTGTTACCCACGTTCCGACACCAAGAGGGTAAATATATTCATTAATGTGTAAATGAATAACAACTCTAGTGGGTTCTAGAAAAACTCCGTCTATCTCAACGTTTGGTACTTCATCGCCAATATAATTAACAGGGGTCGTCATCGCTATTATCGTCCTCATCGTATAGGCCAGTTTCCATGCCTTCTATAATTTCACTATCCATTTGAGCAATGTCATCCAAGCTCAATCCGTATATCTCACTAGACGGGCCGCCAGAAGTGGCGTCGGTGCCAGGGGGAAATCTAAATGTGCTTACAAGAGATTCTAAATCCTCGATGCCCGCGAACCTTCCGCTTTGGAACGCTCTTCGTAGAATGTCCACCGAGATTTCCTCGTCAAGCTCCACATCAAAATAATAATCCACCATCTCAGTAGGATCGGCGGGAGGGGGAGGCGTACCAATCTCTGGATCACTGTCAAGCATAATCCCATCCACAATCCTGTTAGTTTGGGCCCCCTTTTTAAATTTAAGAGGGTATAACATCTCTTTGCCATTCTCTTCTGTCATTTCATATACTTCAACACTAAAGTTCTTATTGTCCGATGAAGCATTCTTTTCTTCCAGGTAAAGCAAAAACTCAGCATTTTCATTTTCCTTAAGAGTGAGGCTACTTCCATCTGGGAATACATAACCATAGAGTGCAGTATTATCATCAGAGCCTCGAATTGCTTTTGAGGTAAACACCCTCTTCTTAATATCTATTTGAGGGATGTTAACGACAGATCCTGTCTCATTTCCAAAATAAAAATACGGCTTTGTTGAGTCTGAGTTTCCCAACAGGAGGTATGATCTCCAAGCCGGATAGTAAGGAGTGCTATTTGCGGAGCTACCAATTGGAAGAAATATATCTCTTCTTCTTGCTTCCTCGACTAAATTTATTTCCTTAGCATCACTAGGGGCGATCCCCGAAGCGATAAAGTTTTCGTAAAAAGTATCTATCTTTTCTAGGTTGTTGTCAACTCCAGTCCTGCTGGTCTGCACCCTAGATCGTGGAGTCTCGCCTATCCTCTGATCGGCACTGCCGGATGAACACCCATAGAGGCTGTCATAAATAACATCCTCATCATAAAAGGCATAATAGGATGGCTTAAGCTTTCCTCTAGAATAGAGAGACTTTCCAAAGGATGTCAATTTGATTTCAATAACTTCTTCTTTCTTATCAAAAAATGTCATTCTTCTCCATCCTTCTTGAAAGTAACACTAACGTCAACCTTTGCTCGCTCCACAAGAGAGCAGAAATCATAAGGCCAATTGTAATTATAGTCGGGCACAACTTCTACCTGTCCATCTCCCTGAAAATCGAATTTAAATCTCGTATCATCCTTGGAGTCTGCCGTAATTTCGTAGTAGTTCCAGCCTGCTTTCTTCTTCACCTTAAATACCATGAACTTTATATCAGTTGGGAAATTTACATTGTAAAAGAAATTATACTTATCGATATCGTGAGAGATCTCTACCTCATCTGTTTCAGGGTTCATTGCAATCGAAGGCATTACACCTTGCCAAATGTCAATTAAATCTCGCTGGCTCAGTGTATGATCGAATTCGAGGAAATAATAAGCAAATGGCTTAATATCATCGTATTGTATAAAATTGTATTGAGGTGGTATGACATAATTTTTCATGCCGGTGATCTGTTCGGATATAGAGGTTGCAGTGATATCAGAATCAATTGCATATCCCTTATCTTCTATGTTCGCCTTTTGCCTCTTAAGCTCAGTTCGGCTGTACCGGATGAAGTGCTTCCCACTTTCGATTTCAACTGTCTTGTGGGGAATCTTGCGATCTAAATATGGAATGACCATAATTGCCTCGCTCATCACTCTCTGATCTGCAACGGTGCCAATCTTTTTTGTTCCGGCAGTGAAGCCGCAAAGCTGGATTAAAGATCCGTCTGAAGGTGTTTTTTCTGGATTTTCTCGGAGCTCAAAATAATATCCCTTTTCTGGGGCTACAGGTTGGCCGTAGCTTGTCCACACGGAACTTGGAAGGCGAAAAGAGTTATTTCCATTTTCCCAAATAGGGTTGTCCTCTAGATCAGGATAGTGAGAGCTATAATTTTCAGCATACAGACTTGAAGATACATTTAAGACTGGGCATTCATACTTTGTTGAAATGGCCCACCTAGCCTTATTAACGTCACCAGATGTTGCTCTATCTGCACTTGTGGCATCTCCGTCGGCGCCTACTGAAAATTGGATGTCTGGTTGAATTACTTTTCCGAACAAACTAACAGAAGATGAAACCGGCATTTTTGCAGAATCCTGAGTGGAGAATAAAGATCTATCTAGGCCGGTTTTGGATGATTTTATTTTCCCCTGATTCAAGGTGAGAATCTCGTCCACAACCGATGATGCTATAATTTCATCAAGAGATACAGTTTGGCCAGTGCTAGAAGAAAAGGCTATGCGGGCAATGGACTCGCCATAAAACCCAGGAGGAGTATACTGAATGTAGGCCGGATCATATATATCGTCAACTGGCAATCCAAATAATCTCCCATGCTGCTTATAGTTTAGTTCACGGGGTGCATCATAAATTATGAAAAAATCATCGCCGGCGCCATCTTCTCCATATTGACCTAAAGAGATAAACCGATTCCAGAGGCCCGAAGGATTAACTGAAAATCCAAGATGTTTCACTTGTTCGCTTGATGCCGGAGTGGTAAGGACTGTATCTGGAGTTGGAAGGGATCCTGGGGATGCTGGAAGTGGTATAGAATACATATCAATAGAAACTGGATCGTTTACTGAGTTCAACAAGGTTCCTGTCATTGGGCCGCCGAGGGCAAAGGCAATTGCGGGACTCATATCGGAAGTGCCATCGTGATCGGCGAATGAAGTGGGGGTCGTGGAGGTTCCAACAACAGAAGAACTTACAGTTAACTTAAATAAGCAGTTGCTTGCGACGCAACCATCAGTCTGATACGATATGGCATAATGAAAATCAGCATCCGGGGCGTTCTTTATTGCTGACACCGCGACCCTGCAAGAGTCTTCCGTTGTGGATGCATTATGTATTATTGAGCCCGTAACGCCGGGTGAGGGGGATGGTGGGCCAGTTAGAACGGGGCATGGTGCACTTTTAGAGGGGCCCTCTTCAAACGTTGCCCAGGCAACATTGCCAGTCGTGGATGCAGAAATATCCGATGCGGCTATGACGGCCCTTACTTTGCCTGTATTGTCGGCGCCTATCGAAAGGGACAACGTTGCTTGTTCGTCTCCAGGGTTTGACCCAGGGAATGTAGGGTACCAGCCATCTAAAAGATAAGCAGGGCCGGTTTCTAAAGGGTCAGAGTATTGGTCAAAATCGCCGGCCCTTTGATAGTTCATCCAAAGTGCTACGCCCTGCATTGGATAATAGAGATCTCCGCTGGTGCCGATGGAGGAGTTAACGTAGTTTGCTGCCACAGCCCAATGAATGCCATTGATGGCCTGATCGTGGTATTGATTATCATTACAAATTGCGACGGCTTTGCCGACACCACTACAATGCCTTGGTGTTTCACTGTTTCCATAAGGAACGCATGGATCAGGACCCGACATCCCGCCTTTATAAAACAGCCATAGAGGACTAATTGTTTCTTCCAGCGTAAGCTTGTTCGAACTAGGGACGTGGGAATAAAGATAAGCACTGCCAGTTTGCATTCGGGCAGCGGGCAGTTCGCTGTATTGTCCCTGGCCATGCGGATATGCATAAACGTCGTTTTCAGAGCAATTACCAAAAGAGGTGTCTTCCCAGTCTAAAAGATCTTCTGGGGCGGTGCATGGTGCACCGATTATAAAAAAGTTGCCCTGTTCTCCGTCAGACCCTCCGCTGAGTAAAGAGTCGGTGGGCGTGGTATTAGACAAGGTTGATGTAAGGTTGTAGGCGTTGGCGGTGGCTTCAGCAACAGAAGAAGAAATTCTGATATAATAATAATTATTCACCGAGTCTGGGTTAAAGGCGGTCGCAGTGAACTCTGATGCTGATAAGTTGATCACGGCTGCGAGATTTGTGGCACTCTCCTTTGCGTTGATGTCTTTTTCGAATTCAAAAATGTTGGGAGCTATGTCCCCTGTCACCGACGATGTGCAAACAAATTTATATGTTTCGCCGGCCGAACCAGTGGATAAGACAAAATATTGCGTCCCATCGTCAAGCATCGAATTATCACTAACAGTGAATAATATGTCGGAGGAGGTTCGACCGACTGTGCCAGAACAAATATCCATCGAATACCCAAAGGCATCATTTGTATTTGGGGATGGAATTGTTTGAAGGAGTCTCGAATATCCAATATCAGAGGTATGAACAAAATAAACATCGGAAGAATTAGTGCTATCACATACGGTCCTTGAAGTTGCCCAAAGGGAATATGCGCCACCGGAACCATCTTCAATAATTGCAGATTTAACAATTGTTCCTGCTCCTAAGTTGGGCGCGCTTTGTAGAATATCTTCACTCACATCTTCAAAGACTGGCCAGGAAGCAGTTACACCGCCATATTCAGCGAACTTATTCATCTCCGCATCGTCCCTCAAGACCACATCCATATAGTATTTCTTGTCTGGTTCCACATCCGCGAACTCAACTTGGGGGGCCGATAAAAATGTGTTAAGTTGTGATTTCTTTAAAAAGAAATTAACACTTTCGGCCAGATAATTATGTGCAGCTATTTCAAAATTTGGTTTCTTCGAGCCTCCCCACTTTCCATAATATAGAGAACTCGTAGCAAAAGAACCCTCCTCAAGTTGGGCCGGATTTGAACTCACTAAATGAACCCTCTCTCCCTTTGGTAAGTTTTCATTTAAGTTAACAAGCGCCTCGAAGGGAAGAGTGAAATTAGACGTTACGCTAGAAGAAAGGGCCATTTCGGCAGTTGGGTTTATAAGGCGAGCATTTGATCCAACTTCAAACGGAGGCTCAAACGGAACAGATGATGTTGCAGGGATCTGACTATAAACAGGATAACTAACTGCGATGCCAGCCTTCATAGTATTATACAAAAGTCCCGGAGAAGCAAGGGATTTTAAGAAAGCCTCGTATCCATGTTCATCAGATCTTTCCAAAAAAGTCTCCTCAATGTCGGGATTTGTAGGATCTGCTTTATACCCCACAATATCCGCCGACAATGATTCGCTAAGTAAGTTGCCAAGCTGAACTGTCCTCGTATCCGGGTAGAACCCGTTATAGGGAAGCAGCTTCTTTACCCCCGTTGCTTTGAGGGTTATTTTCTTTGGCTTCGCATAGGTGAGGTGATCGTCTCTAATTTGCTTCAAGCGATCAAATTCCTCGGATGATAAATAGGTATTATCAAAATCCACATTGAAGGTTGTAGAAGTTTGTGTCTCGGCTGAGGAGGTGTAGTTTGCTCCGAGGAGAGTGAGAAAGTTCTTATTCTCTGCCCGGAAATTTCCTGCTGCCTCATTAATATAATAATCCATGTGTTCCGAAATTCTAAACTCTGGGAGGATTGAGGTTTCCTTTTTCATGCCTCTCATGTTTTCCTCATAATCATCATAGTTGTCATACCATCTGTTTTTTCCTGACATTTGCTCGATAAGTCTCTCATTGTAGTCGCTGCTCGTCAAGTCAACACGGAGGTAGTTCGTTTCAAAAAAGTCTAAAGAAGATATTGGAGAGGCGCTTGATGTGAAAGATCTGTCAGTATCAAAATTAAGCTCTCCCACATCGCCGGAGAAAACTCCAGGCGTTACGCCGGTGCCAAGATTTGGAAAGGAGTTGGCGCCGTCGGTCTTCATCGGATCGAAAGCCAAAGATGCGTTAGCAACTCCTTGTGAATTTAGAGCGGTTGGATCTCTCATCAGATTGGGGCTATTCATTTTGTTCTGAGTTCCGTATAATCTGTCGTATCCTCGCAAGCCTGTCCCCGGCACTTCTTGGTAATTTCCTCTTACTCTTACCTTTTTCATAAAGGCGTTTTCGTCCTTGGGCCACAAGGTTTGTCCATAAGTCAAAGAATAAAATGCTTTAACTGGATTGTTTGCTGCTGGCACTGAACTGTTGATATATAAACTTTTTAGCTCCGCATATTTAGTATTCGCATCCGATACCCAAAAATTATAAAGTACATTAATTGCGTTGTTTGAATAACGAGTTAGTTTGTTTCCATAAACACTTGAGAGGAGGAATGGGGTTCCTGTCGCATCAATTGCCAACTCATGTTCCATTGGCAGGTGTTTTGCCACAACTGGTGGTTCAATATATTGAGTTGTCTTTTCAGAGACCTCGTTGGTGACGGGGAGAATATTGTGTTCCCTGTAATACCTGGAGAGTCTTCTTTCTCCTCCTCGGATTTCCTTCCAACTGTTATATCCATATACGGAGCCGGAGGAATCAAAAGATTGTGTAGCATTAACCGGATCAATATAAACATTGTTCATTGGGGAATCAAAGCCGACGCTATTTGAATAGAAGGCGATATCACTTCCGGTGGCATACCCTGGAAATTCGCTGCGGGTTGTAACGGCCGAGGCAGTAACCCAACTATATTGCAATGTACTCTGAGGTATGGCGTGAGTTACATATCCGTCGTCATACACAAGTTTATCTATAACAACATCAGAAGAAGAGCCAGATAATTCTTTATATAATCTCGTATTCCGGTTTGTTGTGTGGTAGAGGGTGCCAGATAGAGGCGGGATATCGGTTGCTTTCGGCGTATGCGTTGCCAAGTCTTCAGATAATTCAGCTTTGGCTGTCAAGTTTCTAAATGGACTCGCATTGTAGGCCGACAGCTCCTCGCCAATTGGATTTAAAAATCCACGAGACATTGTGTATCTGTCGCCGGGGGCTGAGAATTTGCTTACAAAGATGAAGTTGTTAAGAGAGCCTGTATTGTCGGGAAGAGTGTAATCGGGAAGGGTTCCTGTGGCTGGTTGGCCGTCTTCGTTGAGGGTATTTAAAACCCTTCCTTCTGTTCCCCGATGGAGAGGGAATTCGGCTGTATATTGTTCTGGATATTCTGCATAATGTCTAGGATTTATTGTTCTTCCTGCGATCTGAACAACTTCGTATTCCATGCTAAAATTGCCCACAACAGTGCATGCGTCTCCACTTTTGATATTTCTAATGTTCAATGGCCGTTTTGCAAACTCGTCTCGATAAAGCCAAGAGCGAGGGGCTGTTCCATAATCTGCGCCATATACATTTAAATTGCCGGCAAGGGGAATAATATAGAATCCCTCTGGTTTGCAGTCCGTTTTATAGATTCGCCAATAACTCTCCTCGTCGGGCTCGCCGGGTGAGAGGGCAGTATCGGCATCCACCAATTCCCATATAGTATTGTTTGAAATCAATGCTCCCGTTAGCGGAGTTAAATCACCGCTGCCGTCCAATTGCCAAACTGTATCTGTGCTGACGGGGGAATCCAAAGGAGTCACATAGAGGGGCGTCTCATCCCAATAACCATCTGGCCCATCAACGTTTGTGGTAATATACTCCATGTCTCCCGACAAAAGAATCTTGGTGTGTCGGTGGGGCATTCCGCCAACGTGTTGCTCAGTAAACGGACCTTGCATCGGAGGATGCCGGAAATCTCCATAAGTATCCGTGTGCATGTTGTTTATTTCTATGCTGGAAGTGAAGTTTGCATGTAGGTCTGTTAAGTACCCTCCTGTTGCGGAGGAACTGAACATTGTGAATGGGACTCTTCTTGCTGATTTGTTTCCGTCGTTGCTCATAAATACCTTATATTCTTCTTAACATTAATAAATATGCTGATATGTGGTTTATTGCGTAAATGGTGGTTTTATGTCTTGTTTGGCTCACTGTTGGTTCCTAGAATTACGAGTGGTGATGAGGTTCTGGAAATATCGCCATTTGAGCCAGAGTTGGTAATCGTATACAGGTCTGGTCCGGAGTACCTATTTACATTCTTCCCACGACCTTCAAAGTAAAAAGACATTTTTAATAAGGATGGACCACCGCTTCCCGTCGGTATCCACGCCACTCCAGATAAATTCTCAGAGCCAGTACCGGGGTTGGATAAGCTACTAGACATGCAATAATCAGGAGTGTCATTAAACATATAATAAAGTCTGTCTGCCCATGGGTCCACCAAAATGTCAATTGGGTTTATAGAGTCTGGCTGCTGGTCTCTTAGGATAAGAGATGCATTCTTTCCGTAGATATCACACTTGTGGACTCTGGTGTCTGTTGGGGTTCCGGTATAGCGGCCGACAAAGTATAAAGTTTGACTGAGGCGGTCTAAATCTATAGCTGGGTTGCCCCAGCTATCATTAACATCAGTCTGGAGGAGAGTTTGTATCTCGCTGTTAAGTGGGCCGTGATTTGATCCGTCGACGCTGGCACTAAATACTTGGTTTGTCCAGTATCCGCCGGGGGCTCCGTTGGCGCCATCTACGTAGTAAAGTTTGTTATTTTCCTGATCAATCACAACATCATAAGGATCTTGGAGGCCCGATAGGACAACTCCGATGTTTTCGCCGTGTAGTGATGCGCTATAAATTGTGTTGTCTGCAGGATCCGAACCGTTGCGACGGCACCAGAATATTTTACCAAGCTTGGGGGCAGCTGCAATACCACGAATAGTGACACCCGCTGCACCGAAAGTGCCAGCAACGGTGCCCCAATTCGATCCATCAAAACTAGAGGATTGAACATATGCTTCGCCGCCGCCATATTTAGTATAATAAACTTTCTTATTGTAATAGTCTACAGCGCAGCCATTTGCATTTTCATATGTCTCGTGGACCAAAATTTGAGACCCGAAATAGAGGCCCGACTTATCCCTCTTTAGAATGTCAGTGTTATTCCCGTCCGTATAGAAAATTGTCCTAAGAACGGCATCTGGGACGCTGAGGTTGTCGATATCGTAATAGTCTGGGTAGCCTGACCTATTCGTTGAAAGTATTGTTGGTAAGTTTTCAGATCCCGTTGTTCCTGCGATGGGGTAGCGAGCAATGGGAGGGAATGGCGGCATTGCTGATGGCGGGTAGGTGGCGATGGGTTCTGCCATCGGGCACTTTGTGACAATTGCAAATTCCTCTCCGTGATTAAGAAAATATGCGTCTCTCCTATCCAAATCGAGCTCCATCGATGTAGGAGAGGGATAGTCAACGGTCGTATAATTTTCCCAATCGTTATAGCAAACAGTTTCATCATTTTTGCCATGCTTGTCCATGAATGAAGTAATATGCATGCCGTTGTAGGGGGCATCGTCATACCTAGTCAGCATATATATGCGACCCTGGAGGCCGCTATATTTTTCGATCCCTCTTGGGTCATACCTGATATCTAGGATCTCGCTTGCAATGCCCACCTCATACAAGAGGTTTGAGTCTCCAGAAGTTCCCGTCACCGCATAAACAGAAGAGCCCGAAGAGAAATAAATTACATCATCCAAGTAATTATATGCCAAGCCGCCAACAGAGGAGGGAAGACTTGAGGTGATTGCCCCATAAGATGAGGTGGTAGTGATGCTTCCGGAATTTAAAGTATTAAGATCGTTGTCAGCCCAATAGAATCTATCATTCTCCGGCGAAACTGCGATACGGGCTGCGCCGTCGGCTACAGAGCCCGTAAGGATATCTTCGACGCTTCCGCCGTCGAGATCTGATCTTTTTATTGATGGGTCAAATTGAATATAATCAATTGATAGATCCCCTGTGTAATTATCACCCGTAATGGATCGTATTTTTACATAAAATGATGAGCCGGCCATGGCCGAAAGATTGACGGTGGCTTCGCGCCACGGATCTGCACTGGCGGTTTGTTGCTGTCCAGACAATGAGGTGGTGGATATACCATCGGCATAAAACGTAAGTCCGTTCCAATCTGTACCATTTGTGCTTCTCGAAACCTCCAAGGTGCCCATGGCGGCGCCGAACATGTGATACCAAAACGACATCTCTTTAACAGTGTGTGCTGTCCCAAATGACCTAGACATTTCAAAAATCTTGTAGTTGGTTCCGGGGCCTTGGGGGCCGTCGTTGGCGGGATTGTCGGATGCTTCGCAATAGGCATAGTAATCCCCCCTGTAGGCGTTTGTGGGCCCGGTATTTCCAGATGGGGTTGTTCCCTTCCTCCACAAAAATGCGTAGGGTTTTGCATCTGTTCCATCCGGGGATGCCCCCTGGTATCCGTTATACCAGTTTCCACTGGAACTAAAATTCCCCACATACGAATCGGCGGGGTCTGCACTGCTTGTAGCTGAATATCCAGGATGCTCTTGTTCAAAAGATTCTGTATATCCGGACGCTAGCCAATATATCTTCTTGTTTATCTGGTCTATGGAAGAATCTTTAATTTCTGAAGATTCCGGCAAGTTCTTTACTTGTTGGAACTTACTATACCAAACATCTCTGTCCATCGGCTGTGTTCCTACAGGCGCATAATATCCGGTGCCCACAAGAGGTCGACGAGATATTGTTCCATCAACCATATCTGTCCAATATAGGTGGCCATCTGCAATGGAAGTTGCCATTGGCATATTTAAATTCGATACAACCTCTTGAACCGGAGACATGTCGGCATATTGGATTATGTCCGTCTCCGAGTCGCTCCAATACATTTTCTTTCCGGGCCGGTCGAGAGAAATATACCTCGTTATAACCCCCGATCCTCCGTCGGGGGACAGATTTATAAGCATTTCTGGGGCTCCTCTGTATGAGGCTGTTCCATCCATGGACGCTCGCCAGACACCATCATAAGGTACGGTGGTGTCGGTCGTCCCGTCTACCCAATACATTAGCCGGTTGGGGATATCTAAATCAATTCCACATGGAAAATTCATGGGAAACACCGAAGATGAATGCACTAAAGTCTCGACGGGGGCTGATGATGTTCCGTCCATTGGGGCCCTTAAAATTGCCTCGGCGCCGTTGTAAAACTCTGTAAAATACATCTGTCCGGCAGCCGTATCTAGGGTAATTCCGCCAGGGTTTTCGATTGGGTGTGTTCCCGTATCATCAACCAGTGTCTCTTTGTTCGAGCCGTCATAGTCCATACGTTGAACCCAGTGTCTGCTTGAGTCTGTCCAGTAGATTTTTTGAGCAGACGTATCGAGGGCAATGCCACGGGGAGTGGAGGAACTGTAACTGTCTATAAGTGTGCCACCTCCGGAACCATCTAAGCTAGAAGAGAATATTTTTAAAATCGAATCCTTTGTTATGTAGAATAGCTTGTCAGCATCAACATCGAGGGCGAGATCATAAACTCCGTCTGCGGAGCCTTCACCACTAGATATGATGGTATCGGCAGCTGAACCGGGTGCAAGATCGGCTCTCTTAATCTCGTCGCCAGACTGGTCTGCCCAATACAGCTTTCTGTTCTTACTATCAACGGCGACGCCATAGGGGTTTCCTAATCCAGTTTTAAAAGTCTGATGTGTGCCGTCCATCGAGCAGCGATAAATGCTTCGCTGTGGGCCGCCTTCATAGTTTTGAAACGCTATGAGCGGAAAGCACTGTTCGCCCATTTCCGTTTGGAGTTTTCCGGCAGACCAATATATGTAGCGACTATCTAGATCCAAAGATAAGGCAATTGGATAATTTGTGCAAGAGTGCCCGGCGGGTTGGTATGAGGGTGTTAATGCCGTCGGATAAAAACCCTCCACCAAAACCTCTACATTGCTCATGGTTAAATTTGTTAAGTCCAAGTTGCCACGCCAAATCTTCCCATCGCTTCCTGAGAAGTTTCTGTTATTTCCAGCGGTGCCATCTCCCTCCGATGAACCCAAAGTTGTCCAATAAACATAATTTTCAGATTCATCATACGCCACAGAATAGGGGAATTGTCCGGGACCGTTGGGTTGTGCGAGAGAGGAGGACCATATCTGCATTGATGCCGAGTTTGGGCTCAAAGAAGACGATTTATAACAAAGTCCGGTGGCACCTTCTCGTTGTGAAGCCCAGAGTATTCCCGGCGTTTGGCCGGCGCTGTGATGACTGCCAGTAATCCAAGTACAGCCGGCTTGGTTAATTCCGGGTTCGTCTGAACCCCAATAAAAATAGGGATAAGTGGTGGCCTCTGTGCCGGACTCATTTAATCGAGAGTGACCCACAAATCCATAATAACCTCCTTTTACATCATATCTGCCCCCTAGAACATCTGTCCAGCAGAGCGCAGATCCGGTGGTGGCGTCGATATATAAGGAATTTCCGAGAAAGGGCGCACAAACTCCGTCACCGTAAATGTTTCCTGTCTGAATCGTTTCTATATCATAGATTTGGCCGAGGCCATTTAGATTTCCTCTTTTTATTACCCCAAGGGTGCTTTTAGAGCAGCTTTCCGTTAGGGAGCCCGGCGTATGAAAAAAGGTTTCAGTATTCTTTTTTGACTCGCGGTCGCTGGGTAAAATATCTTCTTCGGTAGAGCCAAGCTCTGACCAATAGATCTCTCCATCATACGTTTCACCCTTTTTGGGTACGTGGATGCCCTTTGGTTTATCTAAGCCTGAGACAATCACCGAAGAGCTGAGATATTTTTGCTGCCCGTAATTTGACATTATTTAACCCACCGATGCGCTAAAATTAAATTGGGCCACTCCATACATGTTGGAGTCGCCGTCCGTGGTAAATGTAATAACATCGCGGGAACCGGAAACATTACTAAGGGTTGGTCTTACTCCTCCGGGCCAGAAGATACTCTGATTAAATTCTAATTCCATATTGTCTTTCCCGATTTTGTTTATGAATTGATATGTTGCGTAAGGTCTGATATTACTAAAAGATGCAGTTAAGGTGGTCGCCGTCGTGCCTGACAGAATCACTTCCTGTGTCATGCCGTCATCCCAGTCAATGTCAAAGTTAGCTGTTTTTGTGGTAAGGTCGTGGCCGCTATCCCAGAGTTGGCCGCCGCCGAGGCTGATATTATTGTAACACTCCAGAAGACCTGTGACACGAAGCTCGTCGGTGAAAGATCCTGTGCCATTAAACGTGAACTGGCCATTGCCGCCTATGATCCAAGAATCGTCCCCAACTGGGGTGCCGGCGGGACCAAGGACACGGAAGTTTATTGCTGGGTCCATGGAATAAAGTCCAGCTGATTCGGGGCAATAGCCATTAGTAATAGTAATATTCGCATATCGAGTATTAAGCATTGCACCAGAGCACACATTATTGTTTGTGTCGTTAAAATAAAGTTTGCTAGAGCCAGTAAACGCGCTGCCAGAGTTATATTGAATATAAGTCTCTTGTCCTCCCGGCGATCCGCCAGGAAGATTAGTAAGATATTGCCCGTCGCCATAGAAGGCGGAGGCAGAGATACTGAGGGAGGCAGAGATATCGCCAACAACTGTAAGGGTGTGGTCGGGGGTTGCTGTTCCAATGCCAACAGAGCCCGTTGTGTCGATCAGCATTCGAACTGCTTCGACTCCTGCGTCGGCTGTTCTGAAAGCTAGTGAGGCAGGCGTTGTTCCAATGCCTCCGCCAGTGATAGTGGGTAGTCCCAACCCAGAAGATTGGCTCATAACACCCATTGCTATATATTCCGAAACGTTATCTTCACCATGAACAAGTAGAGTTCCGCCGTTTGATGGTGGGACGAAATCAGAACCTTCGTTGTAGATTATGATTTGGTCGTTACCGGGCAGCTTGAAATACATGTGATTGCTGGCCGATATATATAAATGGCCGGTGTTAGAGGAGCCGGATTCAGAAAAGATTCGGGCGGCTGGGAGTCCGTTGTTGTGTTGGCCAAAGTCTATTGTCGGGCCCAATGAGTTTTTGGGGCCCATGAACAAGTATTCATTGGCAAGAGGTCCATATGAAGATCCCGCGTGGAATCCCTTTGAAGGGGAAGTGATGGTTCCGTAGGCGTAAACGGAGTTGGCGACTGTGAGGGAGCCAGATACCTCTACCTGACCTTCGTCGACAATTATCGTGTCTGGGTATGATACGCCATCCTGTACCGTTCCTATCTCCAAATACGGTAGGCCGCCTAAAGTGCCAGAATCCCATCCAATATAACCTCTGTTATCATTATCGTTCCCGAAACCAGCGAAAGCGGCATCAGTAGAGACAACAGAGATTCTTTTTATGTTGCTTGCGTCTGTTAAGCCTAAGTCACCGCCAATTGCTAAACTTACACCAGAAGAAGTTGCGTCAATCATAAGTTTTGCGTTTGAGCCGGAAAGCTCTAGAGAACCCGTAATTCCCGCGTCGCCATCATGTTGCCCGTCCCAATCGCCTGTTACGCCAGTGATGCCAGAGCCGTCGCCAAAGAAATCGCCATAAAAGGCGGAGGCAGAGACGTGACCGGAGGCTGTGAGGTTGATTCCTTCGAAGTATGAGGCAGATAAAGTACCTACCACCTCAACGCGATCATTGAAAACGCTTGTTCCGCCAGAACCAGTTTGTAAAAAAGAGCCTGTAAATTGGTGCGTATCAGTTAATTCGTTTCCGAAGCGGGAAGACCCGGAGACAAAAAGTGAACCAGTTATTTGTACATTATCCCCACCTTCAGAGTTTAGGATAAGATCGGCGCTGTTGCCAATGTTAATTCTTGTGTTTCCGCCGTTGTCATATAAAAAGGTACTGCCGCCATCGGAGATTTTTAATCTGTTAGTCCCGACGGGGGTTTTTATCACAGTTGCGTTGACGTCCGGAGTTACATTTAGATAAATTCTTTGATCGCCGGCTGCATCACCAATGATATTGAGAGCTATTGCGGATGCCGTAATCTCATTTGTTGTGGTATTATCGTTGTCTGTAACATAATCTAAAGTAAAGTCTGTTGCATGCTTGCTGTCAACAGTGTCTGCATCCCCGGAGATATCACCGGTTATGTTACCAACAACGTCGCCAAGAAGCGAACCAGTGATACTATCAAAATGGCCCTCACTCCAATGCTTTGAATCAGTTCCAATTTTTCCGCCATCACTTCCTGTTCTTGGCACGATATTTTTTGTTGACATCTTATTTCCTCCGGAATCCTTTTTACTATTCTAAATAGGTTCTTTTCAACGTTTTATCCAAGTTTGACAATCTTACCAAAGATTTTAGTTTTCCCATTCCGTATAACCTGCTCAACAAGGCCGGTTGAGGACATCTCGGATTCTTCGTTTGCGGGGATATGAGAGGCTGTAGATTTTTCTTCCAGCCACACACCATCTGGTATTGTTGACTCTACCTGAGAAATCTTACGGCGGCCGCTGTGTAGGTTATTTAATATTCTCAATCTGTCAGCATCAACGTGCACATCTCCAGATTCCATAGAGTACGGCAATTCATAAAAAGGTCTTCCATCCCAAAAGGGGTCGCTATAGTCCGCAGCTGCGCCGATACCACTCCCGCCGCCATTTGTTGCAACGTTAACAACAACGGCAATCGTGTTTATTTCTTTATCCACCGCATATGTCGGTGTCTTATGAACAAACTTGTTTCTTTCTAAAATATGGCCTTCAATTATATTGATTGATCCCTCCGTAACTTCAGCACCAGCTGGCAAGACTTGCCGGAGCATGCGGACCACAGCGTCATCAATCCATTTAAAATATTCATAAAATTTGTTAACATCGGGAGAGTTTTCCATCTTAGAAAAGAAATTTCTTCTCATTATTTCCATCTCTGCGTGTTTGTTTCTATATTTGTCTGCAGCACTATTGTAGAGAGAGGCAAAGTCCTTTATAGTGGAAAAAGACCTAATCATTTCATCTGATAGTGTCTGGTATAAGCTTTTTTCGATGGCGAACACAAGATTTGTTGGTTGGGAAAACTCTTCTTTTATTTGCTCTGCTGGAGTTAAGACATCAACCATGTCTGATCCGTTGGCCACGTCGGGGTTCACTCTCGTCAAAGTATTGACATATTCAACATCCACAACCTCAGTAGAACTAGCCGGAAAGCCATACCCTTTGCCGTTGTGAATATTTCCAAAATCTCCATATAAGCCGTTGCCACCAGAGAAATCTAAAACATCAAATTCTCCCCCCGTAGAAGACGAGTTAACCAGCTCAAAATCCCAATGCAATTTTAGCGTGTCAATGGCGGGCATATCATTTTCTGCGTTAAATACAGGTCTATTCGGGTCTTTTAGGCCAAAGTTTCTGGCATCCTTTGCGTGGCTTGTGATTTCATCTTCATTGAGGTATTTTCCCCAGTATCTTAAGGCTGAAAATAAAACATTTGTCTTCTCGACAGTTGATCCTGAGAAGTTTGTCTTATACGCTCCAGCAAACAATCTCTTGTCTGCACCAAGAAGGGCCAGAGCCTCTGTGTTGTCAAGGCTGGCAGTAAGAGTAAAAGAATTTTGAATGATTCCATTGTTGGCGTTTGAGCCCTGAAATTCTATTACATAATCTTCGTCGGTGTCGATGGCGGGGTTTTTAACCTTTGCAGCGAAGATCCACCGTTCGTTATCATAAACGCCTCCATATACATCTGTTTTAAGATCGATGCCGAGCTGTGAGGAGGTCAGTTGAAAATACGCGCTTTCACCATTCTTTTGTTCCCGCACAGCATAAACCTGCAGGTCTGCATTGTCTGTCGGGAGCCAATCATAAGTGGTGCCGTCTGTTTCTTTCATGCCGAACAGCGAAGCTTTCTTAAAGGGAATGTTATAATAATCCGGAGAGGATATCGGGGCCTGACTTGGAAATAGGATGTCTGCTTCCAAGGTTACTCCATTGAGATTTGCAAAATCACCAGATGAAGATATGTACCCTAAGCTTGGAGTTGTGGCACTTGAAGTTTGAAAAATGGTTGCCTCAAACCTCGTAGTATCATCGAAAGAGATCATCCTCTTTTTAAATACCGAAGTTGCATACCTGTCTTCGAGTGTGTATATTTCTCCGTTACTATAGACATTTAGCTTCACAAGTCTCTCATCGACCCCGAAGCATCTAACCAAGTTCCTAAAAGACTTTTCAGTTCCCTTGGAAGACATAATGTAAGTTAAGTTATTGTAAATGTTCTGATAGATTAAATTCTTCGTATCTGTAATTTTAAGTTCGAGATCTCCTTGATTGTTTCGATCCATGAACCTCTCTAGCAAAGTAGCATCAATAAAGAAATCTTCTGTTTCAAACCCAAGGTTTCTAAGATTCCTGTTTATAATGTTATACGGCTTTTGGGAGCCGCTAGGATAAGATATATTTTTAATCTGGTTAATTTCTGTGAGTTGATTTTGAAGCGTGTCGAGATAGGATGACATAATCTGCATTAACTTCATAGTATTCTGGGTGCCGGTGTCTTCCTCTCTAATCCAAGATGGTACAGAATTATATAATGATGCGTTGTTTTGCTGATCATATAAGAGACCATCGACGCGGAGGCGTTCTTTGAGGGCTTTCACATCGGGATGAGTAGAGTAAATGATGGGATCTTTAAACTCCGAAACAGAAGCGCCAGACTCTACCATTGCAGAAGTCAAGCTTCTTGCGCCTGGAGAATATCCAGTCCAGGCTCCATTCGAAATCCTGCCTGAGAAATCTAAGACCGTGGCATCTTGAGATGTTCCAAGGATGCCTTCATTAAATTTAAAGTAAACGCCCAAGTCAGTATTTGCTGTGTCTGTATTTGTGCCACCATAAACCTGCGTATTCCAGTTAATTCCTATTTCAATCCCGGAACGATCTGTTTTCCAAAATCGAAATTCATCAAGGGAGGCGTCCAGCTTACACCAACCTGGAGTATCAGTTGGTAATGTGGTGCCATCGGCGGCCTTGGGGCCAGCGTAAGATCCTAGTGTCGCAACAAGTGGTGTTTCAACTTTCGTGGTGGCGTCGCCGGTGACTTCATCATCCGAGGCTGCGCCGTCGATATAAAGAGTGGCTGCACCAGAGGGCGTAATAGAGATCGCATAATGGTGCCAATTGTCATCGTCCAAGCCAGTGACCGGAAATTCGCCAGACACTTCGGAAGATGATGCTTTGTATTTCAGGCCGATGTGGCCAGATGACGATAAGTATATACAAAACCTATCATCGGATACAAGCTGATTTGGCATAACATCGAGAACCACTTCATGAGCTTTTTCAAAAGTAGGTTTCTTCATCCAAAATTCAACAGTATTGCCACCACCAATTGTAAGGTTTGCCTCTTGGTTTTCGAGGGCGTTGATAACATTTGCTTTGCCGCCAGCAGACGGAAAGAGTGAAGATAGGTTGGTTGCCATGCTGTCGGCATTTGGGCCACCGTAAACGGTGATATATTCTTTATCGACAGGAAGTTCATATTCGTCCAACGATGCGGCTGTATCTCCCCAGCCGCCATAAGATAAAGTAATACTTCCGTTTGTTCGAGGGTATGTGTTATCAAAAACATAATTATCAAGACCAGAGCCAGAAATGTGCCACTCAGTCTTCTCGAGCTTTGATCCATCGTAAGGATAAATGTTGGTTATATTCTCAACTGCAGCTACATAGTATTTTTCTGCAAGGCCATAAGTTACAAATGTTGATGGATCTGAGTAGTCGAGCCTTGGGTCGATTATGTTTTCTAGTTTTGTCTCGGAGGTTATTAACTTGGAGGACTCCAAGTTATCTTCTTGCAAATCCGCTTCGGTCTTTGCGGCCGTTGCTCTCCTGTTGGCGTCACTCATTATTCAACCCTAAATTTAAAAAGTTCTGGCTGTTCCTCATATCTATCATTTACTTTATAGGCAACCTTAATTCCATATGAATAGTCTGACTCAAACATGGACATGTCAATATCAAAATAGTTTCCATCTTTATCATAAGACATCCTCGTACAATTTGAACTGCCCGTTCCGTAGGATATTACGTCAAAGCCATCTGCAACCCTATAAACTTTGAAATAAGCATCTTCAATTACTTTCGTCTCAATGTTGGTTGTTGCAACTGTGTAAATTGTTGGGCTCCAATCTTTATCCCTCACAAACATTCTCAATCTTGGGCTTTCAGTTTGAGCATAACTCTCTTTTAAATTAGTTATATTTGAAACGTATTCGCCCGTATCAACAGAGGTGTCGGTAGCAAAACTTCTAACAGATATTCTGCTTCCCGTAACATACTCAACCGATGCTGAATGCCAGACATCATACAGGTAGGGGCCGCTGGAGGTTGTGCACAACTGTGCAGAGTATATGCCAGTAGTTACCCACGATCCTGTCGCGTTGGTGGCGCCTCCGCACAAAGATACTTTGGAACCCGATGGCTCTGTTGTGCCGGAATATAGGCTAACAAGAATACTGCCGGTGCCGATGGCTGGAATGTTTTGGAGTTGTCCTCGAACCCTATTATAAATGTATAGTGTGTTTAGATTGTCTGCAGCCGGGACCAGAGAACTAGAAGCATAAAAAGAATTTCTCCTATCCTTCTTTGAAGAGTCCCATCTTGCTTCGATTTTGGGGCGCAAATAAAAATGCTCTGAACCTCGTGCAAAGAATTTCTTAATATAATAAGAGCGATCGAAGCGAGCTATGTTTGAGGGCAGCTGCAATGTCAAGTCCATCACGTTTCTGTGGTGGGGGAAAACCGAGCCACTAGAAAAAAGAAAGACAACAGTGCTCCCTGTCAAATAAGTGCAATCAGAATTAACGTCGCCCCAGAGAGACTCTCCAGAGTCGGTAGGGAAAAGAAGTATCGAGCTCGTTCGCTCGGTATCAACATAGGAAGCGTTTTGGGCACCGATGTCGACAGTTAGCCATGCAGCATACGGATCTGGGGCTGGAGATGGCGCACCGGTGCCAGAAACAAAGTCATAACATGTTGAAGTGCTATTATCAAAAGATGCTGTTTCGGCGGCAGTCATGCCTGTCCATTGTTTTGGCACAGTCAACACCGCGTCCTGGTTGCCCAAACTCACGTTACTGAAGCTGGCATTAACCGAAAACGGATCGATAACGCTGGAAGAGATGTTTATCCCCAATCCGTCATTGGCGATTCCGTCATCAGAGAGCCAATCCTCCACCAAGTCAGTTATATTAATTTCTATATCTTCTGTGCCAAGTGGCATAGCTTGAGTAAATTCTGGGGTGGTATGAAAATCTCCACCATCCCAAACCCAATCTCGACTGGTTGTGGCTTGTTCCCAATTGGACTCACCCTTGTCAGAGTAGGATTCCATATCAAGTCCGTAACCCTCTTCCCAAGCTCCGGAGACTGGTAAGATTTTTAAGCTATAATCTTTTGGCAATGTCTGGCCATGCGGTGCATTGTGCACACGGAGGTAGAAGTCTACGTTTCCAGACGCTGGAACATTTAAGGCATCTCTATCTTCCTGTATTTCGTCAACTGGAAATTTAACTAAAATTCTAGACTCTTCTAGCGAAGAGCTTGATGCTTGACCATAAATAACAAATGTCTCGATAATATCTGAGAGTCCCATGTTGGCGTCTGTTCCGCGAGTCTCTAAGTTAGACTCGAAGGCGTTTGTAATAGTGTTGTCTGCGTCTGCTGTGTATCTTTTAATTGCCATTATTTAATTGCCCCCTTGATATCCAAGGTGGGATATTTGATTTCATAAATTACGTTTCGGGGCATCACAATAGACCTTCCATCTTCGGACAGATTATCATTTATGTCAAATGAGATGCTACTATAATTGGAGCCATTCTTAGTAACGACACCTACATCAACCACGTCAATGACGCCATCGACATCTTTAAGTGTCTTATACACATCAGTTATATAAAAGGCTTCCCCGATTTCAGCTTTGTTGCTATACAGGATTGCAATCGCCTCTATGCAATCTTGCAATATGGCGCTTCGGTTTTTATCTAAGTCGCCGATGGCTGTAAAGTTTATGCCCAAATTAATAATCTTTGCATCCGTTATTTCAACAACATCGCTCACCATTCGGCCCTTGTCGAGCCACGTTCGAAGGTTGTCTTTCAAAACTAAATTTGATTCTGTAAGATAACCAGAGGCATCTTCCGCGATTACGGCGATGTTGAGATTCCCACGTCGTGGGTTTGGGTTTTTTATCGCCCTGATTCTTTTGAGGGCTCCGAATTTAGAGGGCATAGCGTAGGCCATAGTTTCATAGTCCTTGAGTGTCACAGCGCGGCGCTGGTTGGAAAAGGAATTAGAAATTCTCCTTCTCAACTCATCTACGTCCGTGTCAGAAATCGAACCAACAATGGGGCTCCCGTTCGTAACCTCAACAGAAGCTCGAACGATGCCAACTTGGGAGGGGTCTAAAGAGTTTACATCCTGAAATTCCATTATATTCCTGTCTACTTTTGTCAGGGAATTTGCACTTATATTCACATCACTTCTGGTGTTTCTGAGGTAAGTTATTGTTAGTTGAGTGTTTGCTGGGGAGACCCCAAGGGTGTCGGATGAGAGGAGTTTGCTTGGATCCATTTCGACATCTGATATATATGGTTTCGCATACATTTTCATGGATACTGAGGATGGGTCTAGAACTCTATCATTGGCATTCGTCTCTTCAAGTCCTGATCCAAATTGTATTTTTATTCCTCCGGCATTGTGTTCAGTTACAAATCGGCGCGGAACTACCAATGGTTTAAGAATCTCTGGGGCCAGTTCTCTCGTTGTTGCATCTCGATTTGCTATAGACCGAAAAATAACATTCTGAGTTAGGTAGTCAACCTCATAATAGTCGTGACCATCTGAATCGACAATAGATACGATATTTGTAATAAATGGATCCTCAACAGAAATTTCTCTGTACTTCTTAAAAGTTCCGACCGTAATAGCGGCCGAGACGAGCTCTCCTGAAGAAATGGCGCCATAATTCTTCACAGCAAAATAGGTTGGGGCGCCGGTGTCGGGGTCGGTTCTTGCAACAACGGTGTCGCCAGACAAAAAATTAACATCTTCGTTTAGGACAAATCTTGCGTTTGAGGTCGAGGTCATCGAAGTTTCCTTCTTCAAAATTGGTATATATCTGGTGTCTGGCGCGGTGCCAGAAGAGTTAGCGGGAACCATAATAAAAAACGTTGCAATCCCTTGCGATGCTGTATTCCTCTTTAACTTAAATCCCGTTTGTTTTCCAAGACTAATGAGGTTATTAAACTCAGAGGCCGTGTCGATAAAACTCTCGCTTGCTTGGTAGTCTGCATAAAAAGAAAGAATGTCGCCAACGTATGCAACTGTATCAAGCATTAGAGAACCAAAGCCGGCTTCATTGAAATCTTGGAAGGTATCCGGGTAATATCTTTTTGCATGATCTACCAAGTCTTGTTTGATTGTTTCGAAATCTCGACTGGTATAATTTATGGGGACATTTTTGAGTTTTGTCATTTAATGGTTCTCCTACCTGTTTTAAATAGTTGAAAACTAAAAGTTTCACATCATTAACTTATCGATGTTTCCCAACTATCGTATAACCAGCGACCATTGGCATCAAAAGATAAATTAATATATTCTTCAATAGCCAAAGTCGGAACAGAATAAAAGATCCTCACAATAAGAGTGGCTTCCTCTGCAGACGGCTCGACGAGAACGTTTCTAATACTAATAAATGGCATATATTTACTAACTTGTCTAGCTACTTCTGTTTGGATTCCAGAAGATGCGGCAATGGCATTTTCAAATAAGAACCTTTGGATTCCGACACCGAAATCTGGATCCATCATTCTCTCCCCTGGGATTGTTAAAATCAGGTTCTTGAAGTTCTGCCTTATGAGGTCGCCATTATTATCTATATGTTTATACTCTAGTTCCCCACTTTCAACGAGAGGAAGAAATGGAGTTAAGATTTTTCTTTGTTTGGTCGCCATGTGAAATACCTCCTTTAATATATATTAACACTCTGAAGAAGAAACATCTATAATTGTTTCTGCCATTGGTTTAAGTGGTGGGCAGTCAGTGGGCTGTGTCAGCGATGGGCAATCCTCTTCACCGCTTGATTGGTTAGCATTAGCATTCGACTGTGTTGGATCCTCTGGATCACAGACTATCTCACCGGTTCCCATTCCAATACTAGCTAAAGCTTGGACGCCCTGATCGGTCTGCTGGTACATATCAACGAGTCTCGGTAGGTCTCTTATGAGCCAAATAAGTGGCATTACAAGAAAATAATACCACATTCCAAATGGGGTTGGTGTAAAGGGGACTCCGGTGATGGGCACTGGGGCCCATGTAACGCCCAGCGCGACTGCTGCTTCGAGAGTGAGGCCATTGATGGCAAAGTGTGTAGCGATAGTTATATCATCCATTGGTCTGGTGCCGGGCCACGAGGGCCAACACATGCACTCAACATCGGTTGGATCGAGGGGGTTAACCTGTATATTTTTCTTGGACCATTTTGGGTTTATGGGCATATTAAAGACATCCATGATGGTTGTCGTCACGAATACGTGGGGATCGGCTGTCTTCGTCCAGCCACGAAATGTTAAAAGAGGGGCCAGGATAAACATTAGAAGAGCCTGTGGGTTGTCCATGAAATCTCCAAAATCGGGCAGGAGGTCTCCAAAGTCAGGGGCGAAGGGCTTAGAAATATCACTACTACAAGGATCTGTCGTTGGGCCCTCCTGCCAAAGCCAACCATACATGTCAATAATCGCTTTCTTGGTTCCGTTAAAACAATTAAGCATAATTTGGTTCTCAGCAGAGATGACAGAATAGACCAAAACAAGAGAAGACACTTCTTTAAGATCAAAACAATAATCAAACATTATCTTAAAGTTGTCCTCCTCGATTAGTAACTCTTCCATATAATCTTCAATTTTTACTTTCAGGCTGCCAGCTGCGACTTGAGCTTCGCTAGGATTCTTCGGAAGCGAGTGAACGTGCTCTACCGTTCCGTCCGATGCAATCTTCGGAACCACCGTATATCTATTTATCGGATGAGTGTGGGGGACACTGGAGCCGATTGTTGTAGTTGTTCTCCCATTTCCATTTGCATCAATCTCGTAGCCATGAGAATGATCATGGTTCTTGGTTGTTTCCCCTTCGGGGGAATATAGAGAGCGATCATCGCAATCCACTTCGCCAATGATGTCGGGAATCTGAAGTGTTTCCTTAACTTCGTCATAATCTTTTTCAACAGTACATAGGACAATTTTCTTATTGTTGTGTGAGTAAAACAAGGATATCCCAACCTTAGATAAGTTCGCTTGAGCCTCATTGGAATCTACAAAGTAATCTGTTTTCTTTTGTCCAGATTTAGAAACTGTATATTTTTCTGTCCTGAGATTTCCCTCTCTTCCGTTTGCATACTTTAAGATGGCGCGGTACATATCTTTGGTGATACCATCGGGTGATTCTGATTCCTCTTCAATGCATCCACCGTGGACAGTTTCTTTTATTCTATTTAAAATAAAATCAAACTCATCTTCTATGTAGTAATCTATTGCATCTCGCCAGTTCTCGCGAAACATAGCGACATCGAGGAGGTCTTCATCAATGTCTCCGCTGGCGGCCTGGGTGTTGAATTCTTCGACAATCTTTCCATGAATTCCATCCAAAACCTCCGACTTGGAGAGGCGGTTAGTTGCAGTCGTAAATACATTTAAATCTACTTCCAACTTCTGTATAATGAATTTCTTTATGACCGGATCTTTTTTGCTAAAAGCTAGTTGTGAAAATGGTATTATCCCTCTCAACATAAAATCAACCAAACAAATTCTAGCAAGCATTCTTGTCACTGACATTTTGAGGGCTCGATAGATAGGAGCTTCCGTCGACTCATCGGGGCAGGCTAACAATGAAGCATAGTCCTCAGACACCTGCAGCGCAAACGATTCCATATCAATGAGGCGTGGAGTTTGATTTAAATTCAGAAAGTTCAGCCCCACGAGGCCAGCGTTGCCACCGTCGGTAGTTCCTGGCACAGTCTTTAAAAGGGGAGAGTCAGCCACCTTCATCATCATCGCTGTTAGTGTTTCTCTGTAGACCGAATCATATACGGAGGTTTTTATTTCATCCGCGCCAACTTGCAAGTTAGAATTTTCATTATTAACCACAAACTCAAAAACGTTTTCTTGTGGAGTATACTTTAGTTCCTCCGGCATTGCGGTGGTGGCTGATGACGCGTCATCGCAGACCTCTTCGGAGGGTTCAGCGTCTTGAAACCCAGAATCTAAAATTTTCTGCCTCAAGTCGGATGAAAGTTTAAAATCTAAATTGGCATCAAAATTATAAATATTAGATCCTGTGGGGGTTTTCTTGATGTAGGAGATTTTCTTCTTGCCGGCTAGCTCCGTTCCATATTTGGTCTGATAAACCATGGTAGAGCGACTATTTGTATCTCCTGCATAGTTTTCGTCCAACATTCCTGATCCGTATATGCTCGATTCGTTGGAGGATATTATATTTTTATATCCCCGCCATGATTCTGCTTCCTTGCGCGATTTGAAGTAATAAGCTCTTTCTTCTGACTCTTCGTCGGACATTGAGAATTTGGCGTTCGTCATTGATAGGGCCTCAATAGACTTACCTCCCAACTTCACAGATGGGGTTTGAACTGCCGCATATGCACTTCCTCCTACTTCTTCGCTGTCATCATAATCAGTATATGGGCCCAAGCTCTTATGTAAATCTCCGATATCAATATCTGGTTGCTCGACGTCATCATCCTCAGTGGCAGGCTGCTTTGCAACCAAGGATTCAGGCGGTCTTTTTTCGCCAAGCCAATTATCCTTGAAGGGGTTCCACTGGGTCTTAACAACACCGCCATACTCAGTCCCATCGACTTCTCCCTTGCTTGTCATGGGAATATACCCCTGCTCAATCAAAACCTTAAAGGTGGGGTTCACCTGGGTTTTTTCAATTTCTATTGCTTTTTCCTCGACCCCTGCGTTGCCATCAAAAACTTTCTGCGTTATAGTTTCACCCTTCCAGTATATTTTTCGAATCTTCTCTTCTGTTTTCCCCACAGAAGTCAGGCCAACTCGATACAAGTTAAGGTCATTATCGTAGGCAGACAAAACAGGAGTATAGGTTGTGGTGATGGTGTTTCTGAGTGCTCGGCGTTCATAGGCCGTTAACGGGATTGCAAGGGGGCAATTGTTGGGGGGCCGTTCTTGGCCCAAATCAAGACCCTTGTCGATAAGATCTTTTCCTCGCTGATCTTGCATCCTATCAAGCCCTTGGCCAATCTTATCTCTAAATGTGCTTCCGGGATCGCAGGGATCTCCAGAGGGGGGGAAATTATTCATAAGAAACTGTGACATGACCTGAAATTGGTTTATTGAATTACCGGCGCCGATGGCCTCGGCAAAAGAGGCAAAAAGGATAGGCACCGTTTCTACATTGATGACTGATGAGTCAGAAAAATTATCTCTCACGACCTGCTTGACTTTTTCCAACGTTTGAGCGGAGGCGTTTCCAGAGAAGAGTTCCAATGCTTCATCCGGGCGGATTTCTTCAGTTGTCTTTTTAATTAATTCTATAGTAGCTGCTGTTTCCATGTTCCCGTTTTGGATGGCCACCTGAAAACTAGAGGCTCCGGTGCTCCCCGGCATATCATAAATGTCAGCAGCGAGTTGGGCTCTGTTTGAAAACAATACGGTACCGAGGCCGAGAGACGTAGGTGTCTGACCATCGGCAGAATATTGAAACCCAGTGGAGGAAATAACAGACTCTATTGAGTTGGCTATGGCAGGAGCGGCCGCTTTAAACATATCCTCAAAAGTTACGTTGCCTCCCAAAAGCTGCATAAGAGGATTTTGGTTCATATTGTCCCCAAAGGCATCTTTCCATGCAGCACCGACGTCACCACCAGAGAGGGTTCCCTTTACTAAAGCCTGAACAAGTCCTCTCCAGTTCTCGCAATTTAATATGTATTCTTCAACGAGGTCTAATAAAAATTGAGAAAACTGTTTTATCAACTGCTCAAAGACCGCCTTCTTTATAAAGACCTCAATCTCAAAGTGGGGATCTTTTGGGAACTCAGGTATCTTAAGCATGGCCTCAATATCATCAATTATTTTTTCCGGGTCGGCAGCGAAGGCCAAAACATCTTTTATTTGTTTAACGAAATAATCGCACAACCTCACCAAATCGACATTCCGATCAATTATTGAAAGAAACTCGTCTTCGTCACTCGGTTTAAAGAGTCTCGTCACGACAATAAATTGGGAACCTTTCTCAAAGGATGCCCATGCTTTTCCCGGAGAGCGAGGATCATCTTCTCTAACGCCGCCATCCGGTTGAGTGACAGGTGATAAATTTATAGAAGATATGCGATCAACTATTTCTCCCTTATTATACTGGATAGATCTGGATGTTAGTGCGTCACCAACTGTATCTCCCATTCTCCACCAAGCAGATGCATAGCGCGAGAGTCCTTTAGTCGACAAGTTTTGATCACTTTGTACCTTAGCCAGCTTCACCCAATCTTGAGGTGATAAGACTTTATTAAAAATACATATCTCATCTATTTGACCTGCGAATCCTTTTACGCTCTTTTCTGAGTTTGCAGATGCCACTATAATTTCCGATGTTCCAGTTGAGGACGGGGTGGCACTACTTTTCTCTTCGACTGCCAGTGGCCCTCGAAACTTTTCTCCATCTATAAGTATTGTGGGGATTTCCTGGCCGTCAATTATGGCCACCAATTCTCCTATTGCTCCCAGCCATGAAAAGCCCACCTGATGGAATTTACCATCATGGAATTTATCTGATCCGGTCAGGGTATATTCAACTTCTTTGCCATCTGCAGACGTTAGAAAGATACTTATATTCCCCTTTTTGGTTCTTATTGAGAATGTCCCCTTCTGGGTTAAGATACATTTTTGGCGCTCCCCATTAATTTTCCTCTGGTTTGGTATTCCGTTTGCTGAATTGTCTTCCGCAGTAATTCTGACGAGGAGTGATACGGAAACCTTGTCTGCTCCCGCTGGGTAAAGGATGTTCCCGTCTATTGGGCCCGACTTTAGGAAACCATCTCCGTTAAAGGTGACTGCTTTAAAGTTATACCTATCGGAAATGAGCTCATCCCATTCGTCGAGAGCTTTTTGGATGCCAGGGCGGGAATCTCTAAATTCAAATACATCAAATTGAACGATATATTCCAGAAGCTGGCGGGCCCGCCATAGGCCAACATATTTTATAAGTTCCCTGCAGTTTGATGGCAACAAACACTCAACAATTCTCGAAGGAAGAGTCTCTGGGCAGATTTTTAAAATAAGGGGATCTAGAAGGGCCTCCTTAAAGAACTTTGGCCACTCTTCGACTCCGATGTCTTCTGTGATGCCGGAGAACATTGATGCGCCGGCGGCTTGCATCGCGCCTGGATCAAAACCACCGGCTTTGGGGATCTTTATTATTTGGCCGGCCTTGAGAGGAACGTTTTTGGTTTCGGGGCCGACGGTAGTTGGCATGAAGGAGGGGTTCAGTTTGTAAAACCAATCCTCAGTGGGGGGAAAGTTTCTTGTCACGGCAAGATCCGCTAATGACCCTGGCGCACGAAGATAATCCCAATCGGACGTTTGTTGTCGAGGGTGGCCAACTATCTGCAAGCGCAAGTCCTTCAATACCGAATCGGCTTCGTCGCCGATACGATTAAATTCCATGCTAGCATTGGGATCTACAGATATCTCAATTTTGTCACCCTCTCTGACCGTATAGTCCTCCGCTGTTGCGTTGATAGCTATATCCTTTACCGTCTTCTCGATATCTTTTTTTGTTCCTGTCATTATTTTCTTAAATGCAGAAACGTCTTCGGTGTTATTCTTGGCCCGGTCTTTATTCTTCTCTTCTTCTGTCCCGGCTTTTTTGGTTATCGGTGGTTTTTGAAATTCTTTTGAAAACTTAAATATATCAGCATATTTGTGTGTGAGAAGTTTCTCCATTCCAGCGTGAATGTTGGCATACCACGAATCGGGACTAAAACAACCGTTATATCTCTTTTCAAGCTTTTTGGTAGCCGCTTGCATTTTGGCTTGAGAATCTCTCTGATACTGCATTTCATTGATATAATCTTCTCCAAAAATTTCATATGCTGCTTCTTCAAGGTCACGAATCTTGCTGAGATATCTTACAGTGTTGCCGGACATGTAATCGGGGAAGGGGGGAGGAAGATCCGGATTTCCGTTCTTTACGGCAATAGTTTTGATTACGGGTTCTCGAAAGGGAGTAGCCTCGTAGTCCTGAAAATCTTTATCAAAATAATATATAAATATAGCTCTTACTACCGCTGAGTCTCCCTTTGTTACTGCCAGAGTTGCTTGGAATTTTGACAGAGTGTCGAATTCTTGCTCCGAAATGGGCATTTTCGCGGCGAAGGTATTCTCGGTCTTGATTATTTCTATTGCGCGCATGACAAGTTCAAGATTCTCAAAATCCAATTCAAAATCATTGCCGTTTGCACTTATAGAGGTCGGATCATTTGCTAGGGTGTCTTCTAGGGTTTTCTGATGCATTTCAAAGAGCCACCTCAAGGATTGAGTAGAGCTCGCATACACATCATAGAAATTTTTAATTTGACCTTCAGCCTTGGTGCCTGCGATACTAAATTCACCATCTGCAGCCTTGACGCGTTTTCCATCTATGCTTGGAAAATCTTCATTTGGTTGTCCATCGGGGGAGGATGACCATAATTTAAAGTTAGGATCTAAGATCCTCTTTTTGTCGTCCAAGAGATCTTCTGGCAGGATTGGGTTTAAATTTATTAACTCCAACTCCTCTATTTCCTCCTCCGTGAAAATTGGCGCCATTGTCATTTTTTGAGAAAGGAAAGGATCAGAAGTGGGAGTAACAAGGTCGCGGGGCTCATAAATTTCCTGATTTAGTGGTCGGCCAAAATACGTAGCCACTTCAGTCTTTATCCTTTCCAGCTCAATATAGAAAGTGGGGTTGGGATAGTCTGCGCGCCGGAGGCCAAAATATTCCCGCAGGACGCGGATGGCAGCTTTCAACGGGGGATTAAAGAGGGTGGGTGCATTGGCGGATTCGTAATGGGCGGTGATCGCTTCAAATACCTTGTCCTTAAGTGGTCCGATATCTGTGTTCATCCCAGTATATCCATCAGGGCCAATTGGGTTGGCGAGAAAGTATACCTCACCGGCGTCGGACGCTTCTTGGGCCGCTATGTTTGAGGGGGTGGCTATTTCCTTTCTTTGGAAATATGGTCGGATATATAGAAGATCTTCTTTTAGTTTTTTTATTGCGGCAGGGGTGTTGCTGTTGGTTCTTTCCCACAGCCTTTTCTGGCCGGCTTCATAGTCACTGAGTGTGAGACTGGTTTGAGCGTCTGCAGCTTTTTGGTCGTCTCGGCGGCGGCGTTCATTTTCTAGCGAAATTTCTAGTTGACGATTCTGTTCCTCAAGAACATATTCATCATATTGCAAACGCATTTGGCCGGCATCTGTTTCATAGAAGCTAATAAAATAATCTGAGTCGTCTGTGACGGCCCGGCCGTAAATATATTCACACTCAAATTCATCAAGTGGTATCCCGTTAATGTAAAATGTAGGAGGGATGGGATCGTCAAGGATATCGGGGACGAAGGTGGCATAGACTGGAAACGTCATCGCCCGCGCTGTGCGGTTTTGGTAGGGGTCTTTCCACTTCTGATATAAAAGTTCTAGTTGTTCTTCCATATTAGTAATTACTCTCTAATCGAGTTTGTGATGTGGGCTCGCAAACTTTGCATTAAAAAGCTTTTCCGTGGGCTTATCTTTTCCTGCGCCGACTAGAGATTGCGTAGCAGCAGTGACGCCAAGATTTGTCATCTCATACTTAGACATTAAGGTTCTCAAGTAACGACCTTCGCATGTTACCCAATTGAAGCCGTCTATGCAGGTTTTGGCACACTGTGCGGGGGTTGCCGGATCTTGTATCACGGGGGCGCCATAAAACGGAGAGATTTTTAACTCTGTGGCAATCTGCTGGTTGTAAGCATCTTGGGATGCATGAAAATTAGTAAACATGTTCTGCAGTCGTTTCACAAAATCAACAATCTGATATAGGCTGTCGGCTAGGGCATCGGCTTTGACCATGGGCTCCATTGGGCCTCCGGCAATAAGTTCAACGCCGGCTGTGCCAATAGAATCTCCAGTGAGAGAATTTTGGCCATCGGGATCTTGCTGTACCATTATTTTTACGCCTCCCGCTGAATCTCTGGATACAATTCTTATTGCATCTGCTTTAAGGCAAATGGCTGACCTCCTCGATGGTGCTGAGGTTGGTAATCCGAACGTGCTGTCCACGTCGTCATTCTGGCACATATAAATTCTGGCGGAGTCTTTGGGGGAAATTCCATAGGAATATTTAACTTCCTGGTTTGGGTTATCTTTGCTTAGGGAGGGATCTTCCACTCGGCCAACGCACATGTCAATCATTCCAACCCTAGTGTCTACGGTGGGAGAATTATATTTCCTCCCAAGAACAATACTAGCATTGTTCTCTCCCTCAACAATTGTATCCCACGCCTTAGAAACGGGAGTAACAAGGGGCACTATCTCCGAAGCATACTCGTTAGCATGTTCACTTGAAGTTCCCTTGATGCTGGAGGGTATTAAAGATTGATCTGTTGTTTTAATGCACGTAGACGCCATCTATTTTTCATCCTCGGTGATTGGGGTTCCGGTGGATGAATTTTCGGTAAACTTATCCAAATTTTCGTCCGAGCACTTATCTTGATCAACTGCAGCTTCGTAATGTTTTCGGCCGTTGGTACCTTTTTCCCTCGACATGTGGTGGTGATTACCGTGGGGATAATGCCAAAGTTCGCCGTCGCGGTTCTTTTTTACGGCTGCGATGGCATTTTTGAGCGCGGCTCTCTCTATGGGAGAATAATTGTTCGGGTCGATATCAAATGCGGCACCGACTTTGTGCCAGCTACCCCTATTTTCTGACTCACCCAGGGCTTTATAAACCCTGGTATTGTCGGCAGTGCTTCGATAAGCTGAAGATATATAAAGAGGTGCAGGGGCACCCGTTGGGAACGGCGGTGTCTGTAGACTAGCGAACTCGTCGGCTATATCTTGAGCGTCTTTTTTCAAATCGGAGTGGAGGCATTCAAAATTGACTCGGTTGCTTGTGAGTTCAATACGGCCCGCTTTGGGGCCTTGGGGCAAGCCTTTGGGTGTGGTGTTAATAGGTACTGGTTTTCCGTTCTTAAAGAGTTCGTCATTTCCAGGGAGGGTGCTATAGTCTGGCACAGAGCCTGGGGGCTTTTCATTTCTGGAATTAGGTTTTGAGTCTTTAAAGATTAAAAATCTTCCCTGAATATGGTCGTGCATCGCTATAACATAATCTCCTTCGCGGGGGGCTTGGCCGCCGGATGAAGAAGCTTTCTTATAAACACCATCGGGATATAAGCTCAATAGAACATTTTGAGTTTCCTCTTTACTATAGCCAAGATCTAATTCATCTTCCATCTCTGGTAGTGCCAGCTGACCATATGATTGTGCGTCAAGCTTTTCCATAATTCTTATTTTATAAAAATAAAATACGGCTTCTGGATCTTTGCCGCTGCCTGGCTGTGTGACGAAACTGCCGTCTGGGCGCTTGCAGCGTTTTACAACCAGGGCTACGTATTTTCGACTAAGGTCTACAAATCCGGCTCGGCCATGATCGGCCTGTGCGTCATTGACCATGCCTTGCAAGATACTTTGCTTTTTAGTTGATTTTCTTGTTTTAACTTGAGAAGTCATCTACTCGGCCCCCTGAATTAACTCAAACAGATCTTCCTTCTCCTCTCTCGATAATCCTTCGGGCCCGGCGTTTGCATTCGCTCTTTGAATGATGCCGGCGATTTTAACAACCTGCTCATTTGAACGCTGCAGGGTTTCCACATACTTGGCAGCAATTGTGCCTGCCTCTACGTGGCGATCATTAGATACGGAAATATAATCAATGAGGTCATTAAGAAGACGTTTGGTGACGTCGCGGTCTTCCGTGACATTTTCCAACGCTTGTTCAATTTGTTCATCTAAGTTTCTTGACATCAGATTTTTCCCTCGTCCCATTTGGCCTTAAAGTTTTTATATCTTGTTCGCACCTTATTAAGACTGCTAACAACCTGTTTTGTATTGAGACCTGTTATCTCTCTTATATAAAAGTAAATAGCTTTCTTATTGAAAATTTCAATAGCATCTGGCTCAGAAAGGAGAATTCTAATTGCATCAATTACTTTCTTCTCGTTTACCTTGTTGGCCAACTTGTCCCATTCTTCAATTTCTCCCCATAAAGATTGCCAAAACTCATGGCCTTCCCTTATCTCAAAATACATATTTGTGGTGGAAAGGTGCATCTGCTCCATGTCTTTTGGCATGTCGTCATAATACACCTCTCTGCGATTTTGGAGGGCTGTTCTCTTTACTTTGTGAATGAACCAATTTTTTGTGATAACGGAAAAATAGGAAAACGCTTTTGATCCTTTTGACGGATCAAACTTATCTAAAATTGTGGTTAGCCAAACTTTACATTCGGCCTTGAGGTCATCGATATTTGGGAGGTTTGTGAATTTATATGTGTAAACAATTTTGTCAACCATCTCATTGAAGGCTGGATTGATGAGATCTACATACAGTTTTGTCTTTACTTCCCGCGAATCGGAAAGGGCATATTGAACAATCGCATCTTCGTGAACTTTGGTAAAGTAGGCTTTACCGCCGCCCCTGCTCATTCTCCGGCGCTTGGCCTTCTTCTTGGTTGTTTTGGACATATTCTTCAAACTCTCTTTCAGTTAATGCGTATGCATTCTCGCACTCTGTCAGAAAAGTTGATAAATTACTGGTATGATCAAGCAGACCCTGGAGGGTTTCATCTCCATAAAACGTCTCTAGTTCATAAACATTGTTTAGGTGTTCTTTAAACCTCTCAACTTCTGTCAGAATGTCTGATGTGTTATCGGAGGCAAATAATACCTTCCGTAAAAGAAGATATCCGTACCATCCAAGAAAAATGTTTAATAAAATAGATAAAACTAAAATTAACTCAATCATTACTATGCTCCCGATTCACAAGACTTCTTCTTTCCTGTTTTAATTCCTCGCGAGTATCTTCGATAAATTCTTTTACTCTCCCGCCAGAATTGCTATTATCAACAATGTCCATTCGGAGAAAATTAAACGAAGGTATCCGCATGAGTGAGTCTATTGTATCACACTCGGAACAATCTTTAAGTTTTTCTTGCATTGAGTGGACACTTTCTTTAATAAATCCGCACTCTTTGCACTCGTAGACGTATTTAGGCACTCGTTTCTACCAAGTCGTCGTCTAATTTGTCGTTGTCAACATGAATTGTCGGTGGGTTTACTACCGAAATCTCGTCGCCATCGGCCACGAAATTCAGGTCTTTTAGCATAGGCACAATGTCGCTCTGCTCCATCAGGCACTTTTGCAATACCATCATTAATGTTCCAATTGATTGGTTTGATAATTTCATAATATCTCCTTATGATTTTTTAAATTTTTGGGCGATGGATTTTACCACCCATTTTGAATTTCGAGAAAGTTTGGCGTAAGTTTCCAATTCTTCTTTGAGGGGCTTTTCCTTAAATGTGAAAGGCCGGTTTTTAACTCTTGTCATAAATTGATCTTCCTTGCCCATCTTCAAATCGCCAACATCGTGCTTGTCGCCGTAAGGAGGAAAAGTATTGGTTTCGCTTGTGCCAAAAAGGTAAGCCCCAGCTGCCCCTTCCGGAATAAAGAGAAAAGAGTCCTGCTCATACTCCTCCGAGAGAACAAACAGCATTGTTTCAAATCCCGGATCATCGGGGAGGTTTACAACAAAGAAGCTCTCTTCGGATACCTCCATCGCAGTGGGTTGCGTAAAATTTTCTATATACGAACCTTTCACCGTCGTGACCCCATAGCCTCTTTCCAGAAGGCGCGCTTTTAAGATTCCATTACTTTCATAATTTTCTTTTTTCTTCTTGTTGCCGCGAAAGCTTGTTATAATACCAGTATCGTGCTCCAGCATATGAGAATACACCCTCGACAAAGAGGACTCATTCAAAAATTGTTTCCAGTTTTCATGTATTTTGTTTTCCATGTTATTCTCCTATTCCAATACAGTTTTTAAAACGCGCCAGCAAACCAAATACGGATCGCAGTTGGAGGCGGGGCGTCTATCTTCTAAGTAGCCCTTTCCGTCTTTATTCACCTGCCATGGAATCCTAATTGATGCACCTCGATCTGAGACTCCTGCTCTGAAGGTGTCAATGTCGCAAGTTTCATGATCGCCTGTCAGTCGGTTTTCGTTTCCGTTGCCATACATGGAAATATGTTCCTTGTGTACTTTTCCCAACTTGTCGATTGCCTCATGAATGAATTTGATTCCACCCTCTTCACGCATTTCTTTAGTTGAAAAATTAGTGTGGCAGCCTGCACCGTTCCAGTCACCTTCGACGGGTTTAGGGTCGAGAGATACAGTCAATCCCTTTTTGGCACAAATCTTTTCCATAAGCCATCGGGCCACCCACAAATCATCAGATACACGAAGAGGGTCTGCAGCTCCGATTTGGTATTCCCATTGGCCAAGCATTACCTCAGAATTGATGCCGCAGATCTTGATGCCACACTCAATGCACATATCCAGATGGTAATGAGCAATTCCGTCGCCAATGTTTCTTCCGCAATAATAATCACCTTGAGGGGGTGGCTCACCGTTGTGCCACCCAAGAGGTTGGCCATCTTTATAGAAAGTATACTCCTGCTCAACGCCGAACCAAGGCTCGTTGGTATCTGATGCCACGAAAGACTCTAAAAGCTGGCGAGTATTGGTCTCGTGGGGAGTATCATCGACATTCCGCACCTCGCACAAAACCAAATATCCCGAATGGTTGAGGGGGTTCTCGTATATCCTAACTGGCTTTAAAGCACAATCTGAATTATTTCCTTCTGCTTGGTTTGTTGATGATCCATCAAACCCCCAAATTGGGCAGTCATCCAGAAGAGCAAGGTCTTCCCAGTGTCTGCCGAGGCTTTCAACAACTTTTGTTTTGCTTCTCAGTGTCGGGGTAGGCTGTGTGCCATCTACCCATATATATTCTAATTTGGTCATTTGCTAACTCCTGTAGGTTTGCCAAAAAAATCTTCTGTGTTCATGTTTTTATCATCTATAAAGAGGTCATATTGAGGTTTTCCAAATTTCAATTCGTGGTATTGAACACCCCAATTTTCGAATTGTCTTTCTGTTACTTCTCTCCAGTTTATTCCAGTTCCAGTTCCTCTTGCCGTCCAATAAATTATCGTATCTCCATTATCATACATTTTGTTTATTTTGTTAATATTTTTCTTTATGGGGATAGCCTTAGAATAATCTCTGCTTTCCGGAGAAATACAAATCGTTTCATCGATGTCAACGTAGATAATCATTACTTTAAATATTCGACAATCTTATCATGGATCGATTCATCAACGTTTTCTTTCCACTTAATTTAATTTTGACATCCAGCTTTCAATCATTTCATCTATCATTGTATCAAAAGTATATTCGGGCGACCAACCCAAGCAGTCCCTAGTCCCTGAAGAGTCTCCTTTGAGGTATTTCAATTCCTCTGGTCTCATGAACGCTTCGCTTTGGACAACATAATCTTTGTAGTCCATGTTTAGTTTGCTGAACACTGTTTCACACAAATCCCTGACGGAGTGAGTCTCTTGTGTAGAGACAATAAAATCCTCCGGAGTTTCGTGATTTATAATTGCATGCATCGCCCTAACATAATCTTTTGAGTGGCCCCAGTCCCTATAAGAGTCCAAGTTCCCCAACTCTAATTTATCTCGAAGCCCTTTTTTAATTTCCACTGCGTGTTTTACAACTTTATTTGTTACGAAGTTGGAACCGCGTCGCGGGCTTTCGTGGTTAAACAATATGCCATTACAGGCGTGTAACTTATATGCATGTCGATAATGTTTCACCAAATTAAACCCCAAAACCTTTGCACACCCGTATGGACTTACGGGATTCATTGGCGTTGTCAGCCTTTGCATCCCGTCCTCATCCACAGAGTTGCCAAACATTTCCGAGGAACTGGCTTGATAAAATTTAGCATTTGGACAAATCGTCCTATATATTTCAAGAATATTCAAAACGCCCAAGGCGTTAGTTTGTATAGTGAAGGAAGGTAAATCAAAACTAATTCTCACATGACTCATTGCGCCAAGATTGTAAATCTCATCAGGCATCACCTCAGACACAATTCTATATAGAGACGGATAGTCCAACAAATCTCCATAGTGAGTGTGGACATTCTCCCCTTCCAAGTGTCGTATTCTGGCATCTTGGTTTTCGGCAACTGAGTGTCTTCGCACAACGCCATGCACCTCATATCCCTTTGAAAGTAAAAACTCTGTTAAGTAGCTTCCGTCCTGGCCAGTAATGCCAGTTATAAGTGCTTTTTTCATTTAAACACCTCCATTTGTGTTAAATCTGGCCAATCTGAAATTGTCCACTGTTTTGGTTTGGTCTTGATGGCATCTGGCATCTTTGTTAGGCCCGCTTGGGCTGTTTCCGGGGTCATATAATAGTGGTACCCCATCGAAGTTATATTCTGCTCTCTCCATGGCACATCCTGTATTCTACCATCATATGACATCTTCTTTAAGGATTCATATGCTTTTTTATTATCAGTTAAGATCATCCCACCTCGACCAAGACTTAGGTGTTTTTGGAATTGAAAACTTAAACACATAAAAGTATCGGGAACGTAGCTGCCCTCTCTCCAAAGCACAGCTGCGTCTACCACTTCGGGGGTCAAAAAATAATAATCAAGCCAATCTTCCTCGCGCCAATTCAGTTGAATATCCAACTTGTTGGCCAGAAACGGTACAGATATATATGTGTTCTTGGGGACCGAAATTGAAGATGCATGAGTGTGCCTTAGACACAACTCTAACCCATGAGTACAGCAGTCTACGGCAACTCCATATGGCGCTCCGAAAAAATTAGATAGTTCACTCTCGAATTCACTTACAACCTCAAAACTCATCGAGTGCACTCCACGTTGAAGCTCATCAACATCCCTGATTCTTTGTCCATGTGGGGCAAATAGGCTTGAGAGTGGTCGTCGAAGTGGGCATGTTCAGTTTTGCGCCAATCAAAAAGCCTTACATCCACAAACCCACTTTCACTCAGCAGTTGCGCCAAACTTTTAAAATCATAGACAGTTTTATGATAAATGGTTTCTCTCCCCATTGACATTTTTCCATAGAGTGGCCCTAAAAAATTATCTAAAGAATATTCTTCTTTCCCATACGCTTCTACTATAGATTCAAAATTTGGAACCGCCAACCTCAAGGTTGCGCGGGGCTTGAGGACACGGTGCCACTCCTTGAGAAGAGTTTTCACTTCTTCCCTGTCGAAATATTCCAACACATGCGAGGCGTAAATCAAGTCCACCTCTTCGTTGCCCTGGGAAAGATTCATAATATCTTTAGAATCTAAGTGGGGGTAATCTCCCCCGTCAATGTGGATCCACTCTGGGCCGAAATTTCTCCAGCCGCATCCTATGTTTATTTTAATCACTTTATTCTCTTTCGGTTTTCATAGTCCCCGAAGTCTCTCTCGTAGACAGTCTCTCCGCCATCTGGTGACTCGTAGATCTTTGGTTGATGGGAGTTTACTATAATTACGCAGGGTCTCTCCTTGATTGTTTTTAAAAAGCTGCGGTAAATCTCAACAAAGTTATCACCACTCTCTAATTTGGTAAAGGGGGTAGCTTCTTCGGCATGGCCATACATGGT